GGGCCTAAAAGCTCTGCTCAGACCCCTTCGAAACCCTCTGAAAGACGCAAAGGATCTGCGAAAAATCCTGCCGGTAGCGCAGGTACAAAAAGCGACAAAGCAATACAGTTTTCTGCTAAAGTAGTAGAAGCTCTAAAAGCTAAAGTCAAAGAACACAACAGCAAATATTCTAAAAAAGTTTCTCTTTCTCAATTAAAGAAAGTATACCGCAGAGGCGCAGGTGCTTTTAGTTCAAGCCATAGACCCGGAAAGACCAGAGGGCAATGGGCAATGGCCCGTGTAAATACGTTTTTAAGAATGATGGCTGGCAAACCAGTTAAAGATTCTTATCGCAAAGCTGATAGCGATGTAGCTAGAGCTTCAGAGATTGATATCTCTGATTCTTGGGAGCCAAATGATGATGACTTTTCTCAAGCAGATACTGATATTCAAGACTATAATCTTGATTATGATTTTGAAGATGAGAATGATTTATACTTAGATACAGAGCAAGAAAAAGCAAACTGGTTAGAATATATTTAATATGAAAAACAAAGAACTAGAAATAGATATCTCCTCTAAGATTATCGCCGCAGATAAAGAGAAGAAGACTCTCAATAAACCTTTTAGAACTCCTAAAGGGCCAAAAAAGTTCTCTGTTTATGTAAAGAACGACAAAGGTAATATCGTTAAAGTTAATTTCGGTGATCCAAACATGGAAATTAAAAGAGACGATCCCGCAAGAAGAAAGAGCTTTAGAGCTAGACACGGTTGCGATAAAAATCCCGGCCCTAAATGGAAAGCAAAATATTGGTCATGCAGACAATGGAGAAGCTCCGCTCCAGTCGAAGGTTCAGTTGCTATGGAGTCAGAGGCTAATAAAGGCTTGTGGTACAATATCCAAAAGAAGAAACAACGTCTTGGTAAAAATTATAAACCAGCAAAGCCGGGGGATAAAGACTATCCAGATAAAGAGGCTCTCAAAAAGGCTCAAGCAGAAGAAGTAGATTGGGATGGCATTACATTTTTAGAAGAAGAACAGATTTTGGCTCTTTATCCTGAGTTAGCTCAGATTGTAGCTGAACCTGATGAAGAAATGGAAGAGATGGATGAAGAAGGAGAAATGGAAGAGTATAAAAATGAGTATTTAGAAATGTCTTTGGGTTCAATTGCTTCGATTAAGACTCATGCCGAAAATATTCTTAACGCCATTAATGATGAGAAAATTAAAGAAAACTTAACAGAACCTTTTTTGCAAGCCAAAATTGCTATCACAGAAGATTACATGATAATGATACATAATTATGTAATGTTCGCTCAAGAGAGCGATGCTTCTTATCCTATGGGACCAATGTTTATGGTTGGAAATATGGTTAAGAACGTAAACAAAGACTGTGATCATTATGGAAGCGAAGGAGTTATAAAAGAAATTAAAGATTTACCCAATCGCATGGGTAAAGTGATTTCTTATGAAGTTACAAATGAAGGTCCAACATACAAAAAGGGAGATCTTCTTACTAAAACGCAAGACCAGTTAGTTCAAATAGGTTAAAGAGTGTATAAATACTAAAGGATATGAATATACTGTCTGCAATGTTGGAGTTTCAAAATCAAGTCAAAATTTTCCATTGGCAAACTTATGGTTATTCAGAGCATCAGAGTTTTGGAGAATTATATGATAGCCTTTCTGGACATATTGATGAATTTGTTGAAATTTTCATGGGTAAATATGGGCGCATCATTGCAAAAGATTCATTTGTGCTAACTCTTCAAAATTACAAATCCGTTAGCCCATTGGAGGCAATGAATAATTTTATTTCTTTCCTTAACTCTGATCTACCTTCTCAGCTAGACCCTGCTAAGGATACTGATCTTCTAAATATCAGAGATGAAATTTTAGGAAGCGTTAATAAAACTAAATATTTACTAACTTTAAAATGAAAGAATTTATAAGAAACGGAGTTCCTTCAGTATCAATCAGTACTGTTAATTTTACAACTACCGGCGTTGTAATCCAGCCGCCAACTGTTGGTAGAATTTATATTACTGATGTTATTGCTACTAATTCTGCTATAACTTTAACTAATGCTTCTTCTGTTACTTCTGGAAATGTTTTAGCTTATGTAGCTCAAGGTAATTGTAATTTTTCTGTACCTGTTAGAGTTCCTGATCTTTCAGGAGTAGCAATTTCTACAGCTAGTGCAATCGGCAGTATTAATTATTTTCTAGAATAAATATGAATTTTGATTTTTCAACAACGTTTAGTTCCTCAATAAGACCTTTAGTATCTGAGGAAAAAGATAAATATCTATCATTAGCCAGTCTAGTTGACGTAGGAAATTTCATTCCTGAAGTCAATGCTGATTCTAATATGGATCTTTTGCCTATTGCATTTAATGCTTGTGTTGTAAATCGTGTTAATAAAAATGGAGATGTAATTGATTCTTCTATTGCCGCTGAAGTATACAAAAATTTTATAAATAAACCAATTAACATTGAACATAATCGCTCAAATGTAGTTGGTGTTATTTTATCAGCAGGATTTTCTGAGTTTGGAACGGATTTGCCTCTTACAGAAGAGCAAGTAAAAGATAAAAAAGAGCCATACAACATTACTCTTGGCGGCGTTGTTTGGAAAATCGTAAATAAAGATCTAGCAAATGTAATAGAAGAGTCAAATGATCCTACTTCCAATAACTACATGAAAGTTAGTGCCTCTTGGGAGCTAGGATTTAATGATTTTGAGATAGCTGTTTTAGAAGGCGGCGAGAAAAATATAGAGAACGCTTCCATCATTTCTGACAAAGAAGAGATTGAAAAAATTAAAGGTAAATTAACCGGATATGGCGGCAGCGGAAGAATAAGCGAAAATCAATCTGTTTACCGTAAAATTAAAGGAAGAGTGCTTCCTTTAGGAGTTGGCTTAACTGCGAATCCCGCCGCTGATGTCGCCGGTGTTAGTATTAAAAAACTAGAATCAGAAGAAATGATACAGCAAAAAGCAGAAGAAATTTCACAAACCCTAGAATCTAATGTAATTATCGAAAGAAAGAATATGAAAATATCTGAAGTATCGCAAATTACTGATGAGTTGCTTAAAGAAGCAACCGCTTCTTCCATCAGAGATTTCATTGGAGAGCAACTCAAAGAAGCCTCTGAGAAATTTGCTGCTGAGAAGAAAGCAAAAGAAGACGCAATCAAGAATGCTGAAGAGAAGTACGCTAGTCTCTCTACTGATTCTGAAAACCTAAAGAAAGAACTTGAGACCCTCAAGCAATCTTTAGAAACCCTACAACAAGAAAAAGCTTCTAAGGAGAAGCAAGAACTATTCTCTTCCAGAATGGCTGGACTTGATGAAGAGTTTGATCTTGATTCAGAAGATAGGGAAGTAATTGCTAACGATATCAGAGATTTAGACGATGATTCTTTCGCCGCCTACAAAAAGAAAATGGGCGTTCTAATGAAGGAGAAGAACAAAGCTTATAAAGCCTCTAAGATGCCAAAAGAAGAGAAAAAAGAGACAATGGCTACAGAGGACAAGCAATCTGTTGCTTCTACCGAAAATGCTACTGTCGTTGATGACGCTATTAGCAACGGAACTCAGCAAACTGACAAGATTACTGCTGGCGTTGTTGCTCCATCAAAGACAATTAAGCAAAAATATCAATCAGCTTTTAATGACGAAGGCTTCGTTATTACAAAATAAACAAACAATAAATATATAATAGGAAAACACTATGCCATATTCATCTACTAAAAGATTAATTAAACCATTTCGTGGTTATGGTGAGCATGAAGTTATCAACATGTTCGCTTTTGATCTCGAAACTGTAAACAAAGGAACTTTCGTTAAAGTCCTTGGCTCAGGTTGGAGAAACACTGACGACGCTCTAAACATTCTATCAAATGGTGCTGTAGGAGCTTCTTACAGCAACGTCGTTTCTGATCGTTATTCCACCACTGCTCGCGTTACTACTGCTGGCACTGGAGACTTGGGCAAGGTTATCGGAATCCTTCTCAATGACGTTCGTGAAACAGACGAAAACGGCGAGAAACTTATCTATAACCCTCGCAAAGCTGCTGAGTTGAGCGCAGTTGTCTCTGGACAAACTGTTCCCGTTCTCAAGCGCGGCATCATCTTGGCTTATGCAACTGGAGCTACCGCTGGTAACTCTGCTTTCATCAATGCTAATGGTGAATTGGAAACCAATGCTGTCATTTATGGTGGTAGCGGTGGTGCTAAGGTTGGAACTTATTTAGGTTCTGCTGATACTGATGGCTATGCCTTATTGAACCTCGACCTATAATAACCAACAAGAACAACTAACTAATTAACTAAATAATATGAGACTTAAATTAAAAAATACGCCAGAACAAGTAGAGCTAATCAAAAAGGTTGGTTCTCGCAATGTCGTTGAGTCCGCTGAAGCTATGGAGGCTTTGGCCGCTTTCGTTGGACCAGTTATCCAAAAGGTACTCGCTCAAGCTGGTACTGCCGGTATGATCTATAGAGATATGGAGTTTAATGAGGACGATAGTCCTTCTTATCCTCTTGATCTCTATTACAATGAGGCTGCTGGTCTAGTTTCCGTCTGGGCACAAAATGTTGCTGGTGGTCTACCCTCCAACTACATGGATCAACCAGTTCAAGAGTTGAAGATTGCTACTTACCGTCTTGACTCTGCCGTTTCCTTCAACAAGAAGTATGCTCGCAAAGCTCGTCTTGACGTAGTTAGCGGAGCTTTGGATCGCATGGCTCAAGAGGTTCTTGTTAAGCAAGAGCGCAATGCTTGGGCTGTTATTCTTAAGGCTCTAGCCAACGCCTCCACCAAGGATGGACGTTCAGTTGCTTTCGGAACTTCTGGAGCTTTGAAGCACATTCTCTCTCCTTCTCAAACTTTCTCTGGAGCTACATTTAATCTTCAAATGTTAAATGAATTGATCCTCCGCACCAAGAGAATTAATGTTTCTTTTGCTGGTGGTACTCCTTCTGATAATTCTGCTCGCGGCTTGACTGATCTTTTCGTCAGTCCTGAAGCTAAAGCTAAGATTCGTCAGTTCTCATTCAATCCTCTCTTTGGAACCAGTTCTACTACTCAAACTCAATTGTCTGAGGATGTTCGCACTGAGATCTTCAGAGGCGGTGGTATGGAAAGCCTCTTTGGCATCAATATCATTGAGTTGCTTGAGTTGGGTGCAAGCCAAAAGTATAACGTTCTTCTCAGTAACTTTACTGGTGCTAACACTTATCCTGATATTAACGGAAATACCGCTGCTGCTTTTGCCAGCACAGAGGAAATTGCTATCGGACTTGATCTAAGCCGCGATGCTTTCATTCGCCCAGTTGCTACAAACGCTGAGAGCGGTGGACAACTCACTGTTCTCCCTGATGATCAATTCATCACCCGCGCCGAGAAGACTGGATTCTACGGATTCCTAGAGGAAGGCCGTATCTGTATCGACGCTCGCGCTGTCGTCGGTATGAGATTCGATGACGTATAAAATCTAAGTTAGGTTTTAACCCCGGAGGCAACCCCTCCGGGGTTTTTTATTTTACATTTTTAACTATATGTATTAATATAAGGTATGGCTAAAAAGAAGAAGCAAAAGATTGACGACTTGAGTCAAACTCACGCCAAGATCGAAGAAAAAGAGTATCAAACTCTTGACCAAATTCTTGGTGATTCTGGTGCTGATAAATATGGTACTTTTAGTGAAGATGAGTATTGGAGTCAGCTAAATGCAATGACTAAAAGCGACCTTCAAAATCATGCTCTTAAGATGAATCTTATTCCTGTTGACAATATGAAGATGCTAAGAGAGCGATTGTTGAACGAGTTTCGCAGATACAATAATTCTTATTTGAGAGTATCCAGCACCAAGAAAGTTTTAGATACTAGTGTTTCTGATACTGTAAAGAAAATTTTAGCCGAAGGAAGATAATACAAATATATGGAACAGACTAATCAACAGCAACCACAGCAACCTCCATCCGTAAGAGATCTGCCAGATCCTACGCCACAAATTGCCCTAAATACTTTTGTGGGCTTGGGTCGTCAAAGCAGATTGAGCTATGATGAGCATGTATACCTTGACAAGTGTACTGCTGCTCTTCAAGCCGCAATTGGCAACGCAAAGGGACCAGAAATTCCTCCGTTCCCAAAGATGCAGGTCTAAATATTAGATCAAAATATTAGAAACGCAATCTTTAGCTCTCGATTTTTAGGGGGCTAAAGATTTTTTTGTGTAAATAATAATAAGGTATAAGGTTTTAAAATGGCGCAATTTGCTATAGATGAATTATTCACTACGGGCGTTCAGATATCTGGTTTTATATTTGATCGTTCTTACAGTTTAGGAATTGCCGGTCAAGTCCTAACAGCTACGTCATCTGGAGTGATGTGGCAAGCAGATTCAAGTAATACTGATCTTGCAGCTTTGAGTGGACAAATTGCTGCTACTGGAACCTTATTAAATAATAGGATAAATTCTCTTAGCGGTTACTCTGATGCGACCTTCGCGACGATAACGAACCTAGCTGCCACAGGTTCGACTCTTAACGCTAGGATTAATTCTCTAAGTGGTTATGCAGGTAGCACTTTCTTATCTGGTCAAGGAGTGGCTAATTGGACCGCTCGCTGGAACGGGACTAAAGAATTAATTACAGGTAGTATTTATGATTTAGGAACTGGAGTTGGAATAGGTACGACAAGTCCTTCTGCCAAACTAGAAGTTTTTAGCGGAAATGCTATTATTAGAAATGATAATCCCGGTGGCGTAGCTTCTTTATACATAAGAAATTGGGCAACAAATCCGGCCACCCAATTAGTTTTTGGTAATTCAACTAGTGACGATTCAAGTACTACATTAGGTTTAAATGCTAATGTTTTTTCTATTACAAATTATGGTGATCCGGGAAGTTATATTAAATTTGGAACTCGTAATGCATCAACGGCTGAGATTAGAGTAACAATTGATCCAAGTGGAAGAGTTGGGATAGGTACAGAAATTCCATCTACATTGTTATCAATTGGCGGTGCGGGTTCTACTACTGCTTTAAGTGGTATAACTTTTGGCGCAGATAGTCAAGCTAATTTATATAGAATATCTTCCTCAAGGATTAAAACAGATGGTAATTTTACTATTGATGGTCAAGGAGGAGGAGCTTCTTCTTTAGTATTAAATAGAATTTCTGATTCTTATGAGAATGGAATGGCATTTACTACAGCAGGTTCTGTCGATTGGTATTACTATGTAGACAATGCAAACACCAATTTACAGATACAAAGAGGTGGAGAAATTGACACTGCTCCAAGAGTTCGTTTTGATGGAGCTAATAGTAATATTTTATTTAATTTAGGAGGAGGAAATGTTGGCATAGGAACCGATACTCCAGCAGGAAGATTACATGTATCTGGAGCAGATGGTAATGTTCTTTTTTTAAAGCAAGGAGTTACTGGTTCTCAGGGGGGTATTTATTTTGAAAATGCAGATGGTTTTGCCACTTCTTCTGCTAGACTTTACTTCATAAGTGGTGATTCAGTTTTATTTACAAGAGGTCCAAGTAATTTGGCTTGGAGTGTGTCTCAAAATGCAAATGTTGGAATTGGAGTAAGTAATCCTTCTGAAAAATTAACAATCACTGGTGCCGTTAAGATTTTAACAAGAGATGGAGCTAATTTTAAAGTTGGTGATGGGTCAAATAATAATACATTTTTAGAAATTGACTATCCTGACATTTCTAGTGCTAATGCTTATTTTAGATTATTTAGAAATACAAATACAAACGGTGGGAAGTATTTTCAAATATTTAAAGGAGATGGCACTGCTGGATCTCAAACTCTTTTAAATGCCAATGGAGATTCCCATATTAATGCAGTTGCAGGAAACCTTGGAATAGGAACAGATAATCCAATTTATAAGTTAGATGTAATTGGTACAGTAAGAGCAAGTGGAGAGTTAATTACTGAAGGAAATAATGCAAGAATTTCTTTATTTAGAACTAATGGAATAAATTATTTTGATTGGGCAACTGGTCAAAGTTTATATTTTAGCACCGAAAATACTGTTGGGGGAGGGGGAAGAAATACTCTAATGAGTATAACTTCTAATGGCAATGTCGGTATTTCAACAACAAGTCCTACTTATAGCTTGCAAATTGGACAAAATGCTTCTGGCAATAACATAGACTATTCTTTGGGTATTTTAAGACATGGTACATTAACTTATCCCGGCACTTGGACTTCAACTCCAGCATTTAAAATTATTGATCTTGCGGACGGAGGACCATCTAGCGTTGATATTTACGGAATAATGAATCTTGAATTACCAAGATTCCAAGCATCAGATACAAATGCCGAAAAAGCTTCTCTTTTTCTTATTTCTTTTGATACTGCAATGGGACCACTAAGAATAGATGGTAAAGGAAATCAATGGATTGGATATGATAGAGTAACTACAGGAATAAATAATTCATCTTTTTCTTCTTTAATTTATGGAGGATTAGCAGTTGGAGATACTTATCAGACTACTACTTTATCAAACGGACAAGCTATATTTCAAGGTAATGTAGGTATAGGTATTACTAATCCTAATGTAAGATTGGTAGTAGCTAACACAGGTGCAGCGACAAGTACTTCTACAGTTAGAATAATTGGAAGTACGGGAAATGGTGCTGGTCCACAAATTGAATTTTTCAAAGGTACAAATCAAAGATTTAGTATAGGTGCATCTTCTGCAATTACCGGAGGCTTTTCTGAGGATCTACTTTTAGCGACACTTAATCCAAGTTCAATAATTTTAGCTGCTGGAGTTAGCGGATTAGCAATTTTTAAACCTGATGGTAAAGTTGGAATTGGAACTATAAATCCACAAACACTTCTTTCTCTTGGTGGACTTGGATCAACTTCAGCAGCGAGCGGTATCACTTTTGGAGGAGATGCTCAAGCAAATTTATATAGATCTGCTGAAGATACAATTAAAACAGATGGCTCTTTAGAAGTCACTACTAATTTAAATATTGGAGCAGATCTTTATGTAGCTGATGAATTAGGAGTTGGCGTACCAATTGCTAATAAGAGAGTTAATTATGGCGCACAAATTGCTACTGCTAATGCCTCTATTCAATTAGTTCTAGGAAGAACGGCTAGTGCTACTGGCCAAGGAGCAATTGGAGCAGATGCGAATAATACTTTTGCTGTATGGAATGTAAGCGGCGGACTTTCCAAGCAAATGGTGGTTTCTCAGCAAGGAAATGTTGGCATAGCAACAGATAATCCAGTTGCTAAACTTCATATTTCTGATCCAAGTAATAATGAACCTTGGATGTTGTTGGACATAAATGATACTTACTTTAAAAGAATAGTCTTTTCAGAGGAAAGAGCCGCTTATGGAAATACTGGTTATGGAGGTTATATTGGTTATGATGCTGATGCAAACACGGTATCTCTTGGAACATATCATGCTAGTGGGCATTATCGATCTTTAAATATTAAAAGAGAAGATGGTAACATTGGTATAGGCACAACAAATCCAGTATCTAAATTAAATATATTTTCTGAGACTGGAACTTCTCAAATTTTTAATCAACTTCAATTAACTAATTTAGGTACACTTAACCCCGGCAATATAGTAGGCATAGGTTTTGCTGCTGGCGAATCGACTCAGTATGGAGTAAAAGGCTCTATTGGTTTTGAAAGAACAGATAATTACGGAAGAGGATCTTTAATATTTTATACAAATAATACTGCCGGTACTGAATCAGTTTCTACAAGTAACGAAAGACTTCGTATTGCAGCAAATGGAAATGTAGGAATAAATACTGTATCTCCTAATTCTACTTTAAGAATACATGGAAGTTTTTCTCAAAGAGCAAATGGAGGAGTATTTCAAGAATATAAAAATGTTACTACTTTTAATTTAGATAATTATGGTGTTGGCGGTTATGTAATTCAAACTCCTTTTAAATTAGGTGTTAATTATGAAATGTCAATTGTCCATGTAAAAGGATATAACTATGGAAATTCTTCACTTTACGATTTTAAAGTTATTTTTTATGATTACGGTCCTAGCCATGCGCCCATCAATTATTCTTTAATTGATTTAGGAAATGATGGTTCGCCAAAATACCTTGCTAAAGATGCCAACAATAATTTAGCTATTTGTTTTGGAAATAGTGGAGATTCTAGTTATTTTAATAGATTTACTGTAGACTGCATTACAACGAGAAATGGTTCTAGCGATTATTCTCAAGGTTGGTCAGCGTATCAAACTACTGGTTTAAATTATGGATTTGCTAGTACTGGAGTTTATCAATTAAATTCTCCAATAAATTTTAGAACTAGTAATTATGTAGGCATAGGTACAACAAATCCTCAATATAAATTAGATGTAAAAGGAGACGTATTTGTTCAAGGGAATTTAAGAGGAGATGATGGAGCTAGAGGTTATCTATTAGGTAAAGACACTTTAATAGGAGGAAGGTCTTATTTAGTATTAGATCCAGATAGTACTGATGGTGTTGGTGCTGGCAGTGATTATCTATATATAGCTCAAGAAAATACAACTGGAGTAATTAGTAATTCTGCAAATGGAGCAATTGTTTTTAGAGGCGGTTCAGAAAGAGTTCGTATAGACACTTCTAATGGTAATGTAGGTATTGGCACATTTAATCCGGGCTACTTATTAGATCTATATAAAGTTCCTGCTACTTCAGGCACTTTGCAGCCAATGCTAACGCTTAATTCTGATTATGCTAGTGCTACTACTACTAATTTTGGATCATCTATTGTATTTAAAGGAAGAACTGCTGGAAATGAACTTCAAGAAAATGCTCAAATAGCAGCTTACAATGAAAATGCAAATGATAATGGTTACGCTTTAGGATTTTATACTCGTCCTTCTGTTGCTGGTGGATTGCAGCAAAGATTAACTATTTTAAGAGGCGGAAATGTTGGTGTAGGTACAACAAATCCTCAGACCAAGCTAGATGTTCGTGGAACTCTTTCTGTATATCAATCAGCCGATAGTGATTACATTTATTTTGATCATGCGGGAGTTAATACTTGGCGCACAAGAGTAACAACAGATAATACAAGTACTTATGTTATCGGAAATGATGCTCCCGGAGTACCTCTTGCAAATAAAATATTAAATATAACTAATGCTGGCAAAGTTGGAATAGGTATAGTTAGTCCCGCAACATTACTTGGTATTGGAGGAGCAGGTTCTACAACCGCAGCAAGCGGATTAACTTTTGGAAATGATGCTCAAGCTAACCTATATCGTGTAGCAGAAGACACAATTAAAACAGATGGATCTCTTACAGTTGCTGGCTTAATTTATAACGGAAATAATGCTTATTATTCTTCTGTCGCTAAATCAACTACTGCAAATTGGGGTCAATATACGGTATTATTAGGAAATAATAGTTACTCTAATCAGCTTATACAAGTTACTGTTGATGGTGGTAATGTATCTTGGAATGGTATTTTTGTTGCTAATGCTTCTAATTCTTACCGTCCAACTGACATGTGGGGCAATGTTAAGTTATTAGAATGCTCTACTTATAACTGTAATACTGATGATGTTATATTAAATGTAATGTCTAACACTGCTCCAAATGGTTATGGATCAGTAGCTTTAGTATTAAAAACTAATGGATTAGTAAATGGTAGTTATGGCACTGGATACGCTAATGTAATTACGGTAACGTCAACTGGCCCAACACCAAATTCTTTTGTATTATCTTCAAGTTCATGGACTTCGCCTTATACTTATGTCACTTCTACTTCTGAAAATACAAAACAAATATATACTACTGAATCAGGAAGAGTAGGAATAGGAACATTTGCTCCTGCTTATAAATTAGATATAACTGGTCCAGCTACAGCAAATGGATCTACTCTTAGATTAAATGATGCCGCTTCATTATCAGATTCAAAACATCTTTTATTAACTAGGCTTACAGCTACTGGATGGATTGGTGTCGCTGGTTCTCAAACAAATGACCCATTATGTATTTCAAGAAGTAATGGTTATGATTTAATAGTTGATTCAAATGGTAAAATTGGCGCAGGAATATCTGCAAATCTTTCAGGAAATGTTCATATTAAAAATGCTAGTGCAGGAGATCAAACTCTTTTAGTTTTAGAACACTCTGCTGGTTATGGCACAAATACAGAGAACAGAATTGATTTCTATGATGATGAAGCTCATAAAATTGCAGCAAGAATAGCCCAATATTATTCAGCCGTAGCAGGTAACAGATGGGGATTAAAATTTTATACCAATTCTAGTGCTGCAATTAACTCTACTCCTGCTTTAACTTTGATGGGCAACAATAATGTTGGAGTTGGAACTACGAATCCAAATTATCAACTTACTGTAATTGGCGCAAATCAAGCAACCGCAAATGTAACTGATGCAGGTAACAAAGGCGGCTCAATATTAGTAGCAAGTTCTTTAAATAACTCAAATCAAGGTGGTTCAGTATTGTTTGCAAATGTAAATGATGCTGGAACATATACTCCTCAGTGGGCAATTAAATCTTTGTTCTTGAATGGAAATGGATATGGATTAGGCGATTTAGCTTTTTCATCTAGAAGAGCTACTGGAGATACTAGTTTAACGGAGTCAGTTAGATTCACTTATGATGGAAAAGTTGGAATAGGAACAGCAAGTCCCGGTGCTAAATTAGATGTAAATGGAGATGTATATATTTCGCCTAATACTGCTGGCAAAAATACATTTATACTTTCAACCAATGCTTCTAATGATGCTCGTTTGTTAATGAGAAGTGATACTACTACCAAAGTAGATATTCAAGCAAATGGCACATCTTATTTTAATGGTGGTAATGTAGGTATAGGAACTGCTTCTCCAACTACTCTCTTGTCGGTTGGTGGTGCCGGTTCTACAGGACCAGCAAGTGGTATAACTTTTGGCGGAGATGCGCAAGCTAATCTTTATCGTTCGGCAGAAGATACTATTAGAACAGATGGTGCATTTATAGCAGGTGGCTATATTAGAGCTTTAAGCTACGTTCAACTTTTAACTAATTTATATCCTGATTCTTATACAGATAATTTAAATCTTAATATAGGAAATCTTTCAGCAACTAATTGGGAAACTGCAATTAAGATCAAACCCGGATCTTATGTAGGCATAGGCACTACTCAGCCAAGTGGCAAGCTTCATATCGTTTCTTCTATTGCTAATGAAACTGTCCTAAGAGTAGATGGAACGAATGGAACTTTATTATCCGTTGTTGATGATTTAAGTGATTCGCTTTTCTCTGTTAATAATGGAGCAGGTCTTCCTGTGTTGGAAGTTTTTGCTGATGACCGTATTGTAGCTGGACAGTACAATAGCGGCGACTTTGTTTTAGTTAATAATAAAATAGGAATTGGCACGACCAATCCAGCTAATAAACTCTCTGTAATTGGCGCGGCAAGCATAGGTAGTAACTCTTTCAATGTCGCCGCTCCTGCAAATGGCTTAACTGTTGAAGGCAAAGTCGGAATTGGTACAAGTTCCGTAGATTCATGGGCGCAATTAAAAGTTATTGGTACAACTGCTTTAGGTGGAATTACTTATGTTACTGATAAAATTCAAGCATTAACTGCTTTCCCCGGTTCTGCTACTTCATTGTTATTAAATCCTGATGGTGGCAATGTAGGAATAAATACAACAAGCCCAGCGCAAAGATTGCACGTTCGTGGCGAGCAAGTTTATTTATATAATGATTTAAATACTAGTAATACATTCTTCTACGCAAGAAATTCTGGCGCGGGTAATGCTGGAATCAAAATGAAGAATATAGATGGCGAATGGACCATCATAGCAAATGATCGTTTACGTTTTATTGATGATGATGCGGGGGTTGAGAGATTAAGTATTTTAAGCAATGGTAATGTAGGTGTAGGTTTAACTATTCCTCAAAAACCTCTTGATGCTATTTCTTCAAGTAATGATTTCGTAACTGTTGGAGCAACGTCATTAGGCGTTGGAAATTGGTGCGGTATACATTTTGGATATAGAGAAGACAATAACTTATATAGAAAATCTGCCATTGTTTTTGAAAGAACAGATTTAACTTCAAGCAACGCTCAAGGCAAAGTTCACATTTTAAATGGACCTCAAGCTGGTTCTAGCAATGCTACTTTATCAGATGCAAAGATAACAATAAATGAAGCAGGTAAAGTTGGCATAGGCACAACAGAGCCATTAAATAAATTATCAGTAATAGCTTCTAATGGTACAGCTTATTATAACAGAACTGATCCAGTAGCTACATTCCAAGGGGCTTCTCCTTCTACGATTTTAGTATCAGTAGATGGCAATGTTGATGGTTACTATGCTGAATTAAAATTAGGCAACGCTCAATCAACATATTATCCATATTCAGCTTATGTAAGAGGTATACAAGGTGCTGGAATAGACTATTATAGACTTGAATTTGGTACATCAGCAGGATCTGCTGCTAATACCAGAATGACAATTGCGAATAACGGAAACGTTGGAATAGGATTAACAAACACACAACATAAACTACAAATTTCAGGCGGCTCTGTTGCTTTCACTAGCAGTACTGGTCTAGCTGTTGAAATGCTTGGAATTACTTCTTTAAATGTCGCTTATGTTGGTCCTTATGCGACAACTACAGATGGAAATGCTCCATCATTAGTTTTATTTAATCATGGAGCTTCCGTACAGCAAACTTATTTCTATTCTAGCGGCAGAATAGCGATGGTTCTTAACAAAGAAGGTCGTTTAAATATAGCAGGAAATGCTGGAAATACTCCGCCAGCTTTATTAAATATAGGTCCAACTTCCTCTGTGACCGCTGTAAGTGGAATGAGTTTTGGTAATGATGCTGAAGCTAATTTTTACAGATCCGCAGAAGACACAATTAAATCAGATGGAAATTTAATAGTAGTAGGAAACGTTACTGCCGCAAATCTAGTATCTGGTAATGGTACTTTAAATTATATTACGAAATGGAATGGCACTAAATCAGTAACAAATAGCCAAATCTTTGATGATGGTACTTATGTAGGTATAAATACAGTAAGTAATACTACTTATAGGCTTCAAGTTAATGGTAGTTTTGCGGCTACGACAAAGAGTTTCGATATAACTCACCCAACAATTTCTGGCAAGAGATTGGCGCATGCCTCTTTAGAAGGCCCAGAAAACGGCGTCTATTTCAGAGGCCAAAATAATAATAGCGAAATAAACCTACCTCATTATTGGTCAGGTTTAGTTCATGATGATTCAATAACCGTTGATTTAACATCAATAGGCAAACGCAAAGATGGTAAAATAAGAAACTATAGTGTAGATCAAATAGGCCACAACAAAGTGTACATTTATACAGATAGTGATGATAATATATATAATTATTACTATACAATTTTTGCAGAGCGTAAGGATGTTTCTAAACTTGTAACTGAAAGGTATACGGAATAAAAATATGGGCGATATCGTAATTACACCAGCATCTAATGATGTAAATTCAACAGCAGGGACGCTGACAGTCAGGACATCTGACTCGCAGCCTATTTCAATAAAAACTAATGATGTAAATAGACTTTATGTGACTTCTGCTGGAAACGTTGGAATAAATACAACCGCTCCCGCAGAAAAACTACAAGTATCTGGAAATGTTGTTGTAGGGCATGATGTTTACAATAGCTCATATGGTCAATACTTAAGATTTCCATTTGCTGGATTCAATTTGACAACGGGTGCTTTAAAAGCTTATTTGCAATTTGATTCTGTTGAGGATTACTCTGTTAATCTTGGCGATGCTTGGAAATGGAAATTGGGAACAGTTGCAAGGGCTGGAAATGGTGGAAATTACAATTCACAATTTGAAATACTTAGAAGTACTAGAGCTGGAGTTACAGACAATACTGATTTTGCTATAAGTAGAGATGGATGCGTTGGAATTGGAACGGTATTGCCTTCTGGAGGTTTGCATATTAATAATGCTCAGGGAGCTTTTTCTGAAGTAGTAAGACTTCAAAGAAATGGTGGAGTTTTTTATTCTGTTGGTCTTGATACTAACTTTTTAAATATTGCTTATAATGGAAATACAAATGGAAGTAATATTTTCGTTCTTAGAAATAATGGTTTTTTAGGTTTAGGAAATCTACAAACTGCTCTTTTTAATTTAGACATTGCTTCTACTCAAGGGCAGGGTATTCAATTAAGATATGATACTACTACTGGTTATCGCGCTCAAATTACTCCTTATTGGAATAGTAATACAGACACAAGAATAGACTTTGCTATTAATAGATCAGCTAATCTAGTAGCTGATGTAATAATGTCGGTTGGTTATGCTAGTAATGTTGGCGTTGGCACGACAAGACCTGTACAAAAACTTCAAATTGAAGGTACAGTTGGAAATCCTGCTTCTATTGCCACAACTCAAAGTGGAATTTTCAGAATAAGCAATACTACAGACAATGCTGTCCTAGATTTTGGCATAAGGGCTGGCGGAAATGGTGCTTGGATTCAATCCACGGACGAAACAGATTTAAGTGCAAACTATCCATTGTTATTAAATCCAAATGGTGCAAATGTTGGTATTGGAACTACTATTGTCACAGGAAGATTAAATGTTACTAGAAATTCAAACACTTCTCAGCCTATTGGCTATTTTTCTGAATTATTCACAAATCCAGCGGCTACAAATATAATTTTATTAGAAAGAGGTAATAACGTATCCGCAGCAAATCAATTAAGTTCAAACGCCGGTTTAAGAATTAGAGATCACTCATCAAATTATTCTTTATCTGTAGAAGATCATCTTAGTAATTTAAATTTTGCAATAAGCGGATCAAGAGTTTTAATCGGCACAAGAACTACAAGTTCTCTTTTAAATATTGGCGGAGTAGGTTCAACAGCCCCAGCAAGCGGTATAACACTTGGAGGAGATGCTGTCGCTAATCTATACAGAAGCACGGCTTCTCAAATAAAAACAGATTCTCAATTAGTCGCTGCTGGCGGATTTTATTCTACTAGCACTAGCAACTTCATGGAGAGTCTTTCTATAGGCACTTCAATAAATATAGAAGGTGGTCCAAACGAAGGTCTATTTTTAGGAGATACAAGCAGATGGTACATTGGTACAACAGATAAGACTTATACTGTTAATGCGGATGGTGATTTGCATTTTAGAGATAGTACTAATTCTATAACTAGAATGATAATTCAATATGCTAATGGTCACGTTGGCATAGGCTCAACAGATCCTGCTTATAGATTGGATGTTTATGATACTAACAAAAACATTGGAAGATTTTACAATAATCAAACTTCTCTTGAATTCTTTTTAGGAAGTACTAATAATACATTATATACTGATCTCTTCTTAGTAACAAGCAACGGTAACGCTCAAATTTTTAAAAATAGAAGCAATGCGGGTTGGGGAGGAGTTGACTCTCTTAACATTTATACAACTATTGGACCTATAGCATTTCATCCGTCAGGCGTACAAAATGCATTATATTTAAATGAAATTGGTAATGTTGGTATAAATGTAGCAAATCCACCTAATAAATTGGTTTTATATGATAACAAAAATACTAGCACTTGGAATAGTAATTCTGCCGGTAATATTTCAAATATACAAGTAGTAAATTATCAAACTGGATTAAATATACCTGCGGTAATTGAATTAGTTCAAAATGATCATTCTTCTGTAAGGTTGGCTGGTTATAAGGTTGATGCAACAAGTTATTGGTTAAGTAATTTTGGCATTTCTGTCAGAAAAGCTGACACTAATATGCATCAAGTTTTTACGGCTCAATATGATGGGAATATTGGTATAGGTACAACAAGTCCTACTCAAAAATTAGACATAGTAGGCAGTTACGGAACTCCTGATGACAATGCGGGTATGCTAAAAATTAGAGGCCCCGGTGTAGGTCCTACTCAACTCAATTTCGGTATTAGCGCAGATGGAGGATATGGATGGATTCAAGCAACAGATATTGCTGTTGACAATGATAGGAATATAATTTTAGCACCACTTGGAGGCAATGTTGGTATAGGCACAACAAGTCCTAGCACGTTGTTAAATGTACATGGTGCCAATCCATTTGTTAGAATTAATAATACAAGTGCGGATGATCATGGAATTAAAATAAGTTACAATAATTCTGAAACACACGGATTAAATTTAATTTATAATGCAAACAGTGCTATCTCTTCTATAGATAATACCTATCCAGTAAGTGCTGCACAAGTTTACGGAGACATACGATTTAGACAAAATGTAGCAGGGACGATGACTACTCGTATGACCATCAAAGGAGATGGTGGTAATGTTGGTATTGGGACAACTTCTCCATTAGCTCCATTACATGTTGGTCTTGGAGGGGATTGGCCTTCAAGCACTGGGACAAGTGCAATGGTTTTTATTAAGCAAAAATCATCAAATGTAGGTTTAGTAATCCAAGAGCCGGGAAATGCTAGTTTTGATAGAGCTTTACATCTTTATACAAATGCTTCATTAGCTACAATTGATGCTACTTATAGAGATACTGGACCTTATCCTGATATAGCTTTTGTGACTAGCGGAACGGAAAGAGTAAGAATCAATTCTGCTGGTAATGTATTAATTAGGACTACGACATCAACTACTAACGGTGGTCTTTTGCAAATTGGTCAAGTACCAAATACTACAGCATCTAGTATAGGTTTTAATAATGACGATAATGCGGTAATAAGTGCAAAATATAATTTAGTGTTTCAAATTGATAACACCAATTCTGTTGCTAGTAGATCATATGAGTGGAACAAAGGTGGAAAAGGTTATGGTGACGGTACTAATTTGATGACACTAAATGCGGCAGGTAAACTTGGAATAGGAACGGCTTCTCCAACTACTCTCTTGTCAGTTGGTGGTGCGGGTTCTACAACAGCAGCAAGTGGCATAACATTTGGTGCAGATGCTCAAGCTAATCTTTATCGTGGCGCGGAAGATACTCTTAGAACAGATGGAGCATTAATTGCAGGGGGATATCTAAGGGCTTTAAGTTATGTTCAACTTGTAACTGATTTATATCCGGGTTCTTATACAGATAATTTAAATCTTAACATAGGGAATACCGCAGGAAATGCTTGGGAAACCGCAATCAAGATCAAACCCGGATCTTATGTTGGAATTGGAACGACAAATCCAACAGGTAAACTTCATGTCGTTTCTTCTGTCGCTGGCGAAACAGTTTTTAGAACAGACGGTACAAACGGAACCCTATTCTCAGTCGTTGATGACCTCAGTGATTCGTTAATGTCAGTAAACAATTCCGCAGGTCTTCCAGTCCTAGAAGTCTTTGCTGATGATAGGGTTGTCGCTGGGCAATATGGAAGTGGAGACTTCGTTTTAATTAATAATAAAATTGGTGTTGGTACGAGTAACCCAGCAAATAAATTATCAGTAATTGGAGCCGCGAGCATTGGCTCAAATAGCTACAATGTATCTGCTCCAGCGAATGGATTAATTGTTGAAGGTAGTGTCGGTATAGGTACTACAAGTCCTAGTAGTAAACTTCATGTATATGATAATGGTGGTTCATTTATAACAGATTTAGACGCCACATATCATATGGGTATATTGAATGAATACGTTTCAACATATGTATCTAGAACTAAATTTGGCAGATGGAATAGTACTTCAAATTTAGAACTATATTATGATATTGCTGGTACTGAAGAAGCAAGAATTACAAGAAATTTCGCCGCTGCTGTTTTAAAATTTAATAGAGGCGTTAATACCGACATGATAATTGATGGTAATGGTAATGTTGGTATTGGAACAACAAATCCCTCACAAAAATTAGATGTTCGTGGAAATATAAAGTTAGGCGCAGACGGTGCAGGTAACTATATTTATTATGTAAAAGATACAGAAGGAACGATAATTAACACTTCAAGATCAGATGTAAGTCAGCAAGGTTTACTTAGATCAGATGGTTGGGGTAATTTTACAGTAGATAAAAGTATTGGTGTTGGATATAGTTTAGGAAGCTCGTTTGCTTCTTCTACTATTGGAAATGGTAATTTATATGTTGCTAATACTATAGGAATAAATACAACAAATCCAGCCGAAAAACTAGACGTTAGAGGTGGAATCCTAAGAACGAATAGTAGAATTAGTAATTCTGAAGGTTATCCGCTTGGCCACTATTCTCCCGGAGAAACGGTATTTGAAATAGACCCCACATGGAGCCAAGCTGAACTTCAAAAATATTTTAATAGTAGTAGTGTCACTTGGGTAGCAGTAGCTGATGCTCCCGGGGGTTATTGTATTTATATTGATGGATCAGCTAATGTTGGTGGATTTGCTGATTCTGGCTTCCCTTATATTCCAGTAGACACTAGTGATATTTTCTACATGGAATGTTGGATTCAAAATGTAGGAACAAATCAAGGTCACTACATGGGAAGCCAAGATTTCGATCACAATTTTAGTAGTTTAGGAGGCAATCCCGGTTCTTATGGTTATTGGGTAATGAGTAATTATAGTCCCGGTACTAGTTGGACTAAAGTAAGTGGTTATATTACTGGATTTGGAAGCTCAGTTGGTCAATTTGTATCTGGTACAAAATATTGGACTCCTCAAGCTTTATTCAATTATACAGCAGGAACTGGAACAAGAGCCTGTCGTATTTCTGGATGGAAAATTATAAAAGTTTATCACCCCGGCAATAGAACCTTTACAGGAAGTATAAGCGCAGGTACAAGTATTAGTGCTGGTACTAATCTTACTGTTGGTGCTGATCTTTATGTTGCTGATGAGTTAGGTGTTGGAGTTGCTATTGCTAATAAGAGAGTAAACTATGGAGCGCAAATAAACGCAGCAAGTGCTTCTATTCAATTAGTTCTAGGAAGAACGGCTAGTGCTACTGGCCAAGGAGGAATTGGTGCAGATGAAAATTCTACATTTGCGGTTTGGAATGTAAGCGGAGGGGTCAATAGACAATTTGCCATTTCTCAAAGAGGTAATTTAGGTTTAGCTACTTCAACTGCTGCTCCTAGTTCCAGATTAACAATTGGTACAGATTTTGCAGGAGCTTCTGGTATTTCTATTGACACAAATGGCACTTCTAATTCAGCAATTGTTGTTAGAAAAAATTCTAGTATGGCGGCTTATGGAATCCTTCCTTGGGATTCTGAAGTTTATTTAAGCGCAGGAATATATTATAGAGAAGGAACTTGGACTCATCATAATGCTAATAGTAATAATCAGTTATTTGTAATGTCTCCGGGTGGAGGAACTAAATGGTACGCTTCAAATGACGGTGCAGGTTCTTGGAATGTTGCAAGTGCTGTTACTCTATGGGATGACTCTGTTCATTGGAAATCTTCAATTAGATCTACAAGGGCAATAGACTGCTATATAAGTGGAGCAAGTCTCGCTGTTGGAACAGATAGCGCGACATCTAGATTAACTGTTCTCGCAGCCGCTCTTACTACAACTTCAAAAAATACATATGCAGCCGCAATTGGAAATAGTAATAATACTGATTTAACTTTGGGCGCAGATGGTTCTTATGCCTATATTCAAAGCTGGGGTTCCAAGCCTTTATATGTAAATAATCAAGGAAATGCTATTCTATTTGGAGATAATGTAGGAATTGGCACTTTAAGTCCAAGCGGAAGACTTCATGTTGGTACGCCTTCTTATTCTAGTTCAAACAGGCCATTTATTGTAAATAATGGCGTTCAATCTGTAAATGCTAGACTTTATGATACAGCAGTTATACAACAAGATGACGTAACTACTTTAAGATTAGTAGAAAGAAATTCAGCAGTAGCGAATCAAATACTTTCTTTTGCTATTGGCGATGGTGTTGCAAGAATAGCTTGTACCGCTCAACCAATGCAGTTTTATGTTAATGGCGGAGACGGTATTGGAGATTATGGATACTTAGGCTTAAATGGTACAAAAGCTATTGAAATTAGCACATCTGCAAACGTTGGAATTGGCAACGTAACTCCAAATGCCGCAAGATTACATATTAAAGGCGATAGCTTTAACCCTGTTTTAAGAGTGGAAACTGCATTATTAGCAGGAGCAGCAGGAGGAACGGCTGGCAAAACATTTGTTGGTTGGTTGCCAATTCAAACTGGCGCACTTAGTCCCGGAGACACAGTTTACATCCCATTATATAAATAAAATTCTATGGAAAATATCGAATATAAAATATACAAATATGAGTTATGCCCAAGTGAATCTCCAAATTCTACTATTGTAGGATTTTTAATCACGGACACTAATTCTAGCAAATATACAAATATTGAACATACTTTGCCATTCTCTGAGACCAATAATTTAACTGAAGAAGAGATCTGCCAAATGGCATTTAATAAATTAAAACCACAAATTGATGCGATTATTACAAGATTCCAAACTGCAAATAATCCAGTAATAGGAAAAGTCTTTTTGCCTTCTTCTTAATATAATAAAATATGAGCGTCAAGCAGGGAAACATAGGAATAGTTAAAGATAATTTGCTGTTTTATTACAACAGTAAAGTTATTCAAGGCTTTAGGGGAGAAGCTACTTCTAATTTAGCTAATGCTATTTCTATTGGCGCACAAGGAGGAAGTTTAACTGTAGCTACCTCATATCCATCTTTTTCAGAAGACTTAAGTGATGGTAATTTTTTCAAAAATGTACCTAGCGGAGGCGTTTTATATCATCAAGTTACTAATCCTGCTTTTTCTAATAATACTATTTTATACAACAACAATGGAGGGTTAACTTCTGGCTCTCTTATTCCTATATCTGGTCCTTATCTTGTTTTTTCATTTTATGCTTATTTAACTCAAGTTTATAATGGATACAATGGAGGTCTTGCAGGATATATAAATACTTATATTGCAAGTTCTGTAACTGGATTTGTTAGTTCTTTTTATGGATCTTATGGATGGTATTTTTATGTAAATGGTGTGCTTGATCAAAACTGGTCATACAATACAGCATATTTAAATAAATGGGTTAGAGTAGTTGCTGTCGTGAATAATGGGGCACTTGATTCTACTGTAAAGTATTTTTCTAATTGGTATATTTACAATGACAGATTAACTAGTGGAGCAATGTATATTGCAAAATTTCAAGTTGAACAAAAAGCTTACGTCACTCCAGCGGTTAAATATGATTACTTGACAAACTTAAGCAATAGAGGAGAAACGACTACAAATCTAATATCAAATCCTGATTTTACTTCAACCACAGGTTGGAATAATAATGGAAATATAACAACTACTATTGAGACAATCAATTCAAAAACTTATATAAAAGTAGTTTCTAACCAAGGCAGTAGTACTCCGGGTATTCTTTCTGATTCTATAAGCGTAACTGCTGGCTCTATTTATACTCTTAGTGCATTTGGTTATAGATCTGGTTCAGCAGAAGCTTATTTATATGTTTACAATGTAAGCAGTGGAACAGATATCTTATGGACTGGGGCACCTTTTGGAACTACAGATGGTTGGGTGGTCAGTAAATTTAAAATACCGGCAGGGTGTTCAACTATTAAAGTAGGAGTGTTATGGAGCGTTCCTTCTATTGGAGATATTTTCTATGTAGAAAAAATACAATTAGAACAAAAAGAATATCAAACCGCATTTGTTAATGGTTCTCGCACAGCAAATACTATTACTGGCGGCGGCGGGTTAATAGATTTAAGTGGAAATAGATTTAATGCTAGTCTTGATAATAGTGTTTTTGATACTAATGGGATTTATTATAATGGAATTGGCACTTATGTTGATACAGGATTTGATATCACAAATCTTGACCCATCTCAAGCATTTACAATAGAAGCTATTGTAAATTTTGATGCTCCAAGAGTTTATTCGCCTACATCTTTTACAATATCAAGCGTTAATACTACCACAAATTATATAACAACAAGTGTTACCCATAATTTAGTAGCAGGAGATAGAATTGGCTTTTCAGTTTCAGGAGGTTCGTTGCCAAGTCCACTTCAAGATTCAAGTACAGTAGTTCCATACTATATAATTAATCCTACGTCTAATACTTTTCAAGTATCAACTAGTTCTGGTGGCTCTGCCGTTGATTTAACAACAACTGGATCAGGAACAATTAGTGCTTCAATTCCATATAGAAATGGAGTATTATTTGGTAGAGCAGGATATGGTGGTATTTGTATTTATTATAATATTAGTCCCGCTGGAGTTATTACTGTATTTGGATACGTTAGAACAACTGTTGGTGGATATCAGAATACACCCGTTCCAACAATATCATCTGGCGTAAATTACTTAATAACTGTAGTCAATAATCCAGTAAACAATAGTTTTACTATTTATTTAAATGGCGTTTCTCAAGGTCAATATTCTGCTGCTACTGGAAGTACTTACGCTAATGGAATAACTGGAAATTTTTATATTGGATTGGGAGGTCAAGCGGATGGTGGAGGAACATTAGCTTATCCTCCATTTAAAGGTTATTGCAATATGCAAAGCATTTACAGAAAAGCATTTTCAGAAAAAGAAATTTATCAAAATTATATAGCTCACAAGAAAACACATAATTTACCATAATATGAGTACAGTTAATAAAGGTTTACAAATATCAAGAACAGGATTAAGCTTATATTATAATGTAAATGATCCAAAAAGTTTTCGTGGACCAGATAGTGCAAATTTAGCTAATGGAGTTTATTTAGGTTTTTCAGGAGACCGTTGGTTAAAAGTTACTAGTTATCCAAGAGCAGGAAGATTGCCATTTAAATTAGAAAGTGATGTTTATAAACTCGTAAGTGGAAATAATTATTGGGGCAATGCAAGTGATTTTAGCGTTGCTTATGGCAAAACTTATATAGTAAGCTTTTGGTATTATCAAACGGCTCCAAATATCGTTACTCTTTCGTCAAGTAGATTTTTTGGAACTCCAAGAGGAGGATCTGGAATATATAATAATGTTTCTACTGAAATGTATAGTACTTTTGATCTTACTATAGTGGGAAAATGGACTTTTGGTTATTCTATTATTTGTACAAATGTTCCAGTTGATAGTTATTCATATTTCAGAGGAACTTATACTTTGCCTTCTTATAATGATGATAATCCAGCCGGGGATGTTTATATTGCTAATTTTAAATTTGAAGAAGCTGATTTTCCAACAGCTTTTAATACTACTGCAAGAACAAATTCTTTAGCTGGCGGTGGAGGTTTAGTCGATTTAAGTGGAAATAATAAAAGCATAGATTTAACATCTATGTTGTTTGATGATGAGGGTCCATTATTTGATGGAATTAATAGCTATACAATGAGTATCAGTTCTGCACAAAACTCATCAGGAGCTATTATTGATAATAGATATGATTTTAGTTTACAATTTTGGTTAAGACCAAATTCTAGTAATTTTCCTCTAAATGCATGCGGAGATAAAAGAATTACTATTTTCGAATTGCCGGGAACTGGCCTTCCGGGTGCTTATTATTTAGGATTGTTTGCATACTTAACTAGTGCATCTGCTAACTCTAGTACAACTAGTTTAATAGCTCAAATAAGATCAGCAGCAGATAATACTCATACCTCTTCAGATACAGGAACATCAACAAGCACAACAATCAATAGAAATGAATGGACTCACATTGTAATAACTTATACTGGTTTTGTAATAAGAATTTATAAAAATGGTGTTCTGGATTCTACATCTTCTGCCTTAACTAATAATTCATATTTTTGGGATGGTGCTATAAACATGGGTTATATTGCAAATAACTGTGGACCCTCTTTATTGCATGGAAAAATACAAGAAGTAAAAGTCTATAAAAAAGCATTAAATGCTTCTGAAGTTTATAACGATTATTTAGTAAGCAAAAACATATATATCCTAAAAGCTTCTCGCTATTCAAATTATGGATCTTCTCTGACGAATCCCGCTTATTCTGCATTAGATATTACTAGAAAACGCGGAGATGTCGCAAGTGGCTTGTATTATATAATTACTTCAAATGGTGTAAAACAAGTATATTGTGACATGACTACAAGAGATGAATATGGGCAAACTGGTTGGATGCTTGTAGGAAGTTGGGATACTGATTATCAATGGAGTTTAAAAGCAAATAGTTCCGATTCAGTTTTTGGAACTACTGCAATGAATTGTGTTTCTTCTAATTTTGGTAATATGAAAATTAACCATTTTAGAATTTTAGCTTCTGCTGCTGCTACTACGGTAACAAGCAGCGCAAGTGCAGATTGGTATTATCAATGGAATACAAAAGTAAGATGGAAAGAAGTTTGGGCACCAGATGCTAGTAGAACTCAATACTATAGTAGTTATGGAAACAATGTATCACTACCAAGAGGATCTTTAAAAGCTTTTGATTTAAGTTATAATTTAAAATTCTCTGTAAAAAATAGTTTTCATAAATATAACGGATTAAGTGATTATGGTTTTACTCCTACAGCAGACGTTTCAAATACAGGAATTACAAATGCCCCAGTGGTTGGCTTATGCAGATTTCATGAAGCTTTATTGTATGCTGGTAGACCATTCGGAGCATTTAATTTAACTAGAACTGGCGATTTTGAAGCAGGTACAGGTGCTGATGCTGATGGTACTCTTGCTATTGGAATATCAACAACAAGTGATAACTATACTGGTCAAGATCGTGATGTAAATGTCGCTGCCAAAGTAGGATATGATGATAATATAGTTTGGTCAGCTTATACTACTTCGGTAACATCTGCTGTAACTACAGCAAATAATATTAGTACAAAACTATGGTGGTGGATTAAATAATATGTCATTAACATACTCTCCAAAAATTATATTAGATGGTCTAGTTTTATGCTTAGACCCATCACAAAATAAATCATATCCAAGCGCAAATTTATCAGTAAAAGATGGTTTGATTTTGTGGTTAGATTCATCTGACGATAGTTCTTTTAGCTATAGTTCAGGAACTTTAGTAAGTCAATGGCGTGATAAAAGTGGATTAAATAATCATGCAAATCAATCCACCGCTGCCAATCAACCAACTAGAAATTCTAGTACAAATTCTAGAAAAACAGTAACTTTTGATGGAACAAATGATTCTTTAAGTACTTCTAATTCATTAGATTTAAGTGTTACTCATACAATATTCGCTATAGCTAGTCAAACAACAGGCACCGAGGATGCTGGATTAGTTTCTATAAATAATTCATTAAATAATGGACTTACTTTACATAATGGAAGTACTTATTATGCATATTATGGTGATGGTGGTAAATATGCGACTAGTTCAATTACTACATCTACGACTTATATTTTTACAAAAGTTTTTAAAGGCACTTCTAGCACTACAAGGCAAGTATATTTAAATGGAACTTCTGCAACAACAACAGGTGTCATTGCAAATTCTGATGCTTCAGGTGTAATTAGATTAGGTCAACAATCAACTTATTTAAATGGAAAGATTGCTGAAGTAATTATTTTTAATAGAGAATTAACAGCTACAGAATTAAAACAAGTCCACACATATCTTGGACAAAAATGGGGTATATCTAATACTGATAGAAGTATAGTTGATTTAGCGGGAAATGATGACAATGGATTATTTGGCAATGGAACTGTGGCAAATATGCCGCTTTATGATTATTATAACAAAGGAACTTTGAAATTTGATGGTTCCAATGATTATGTGAGTGTAGGAGCTAACGCAATTCTTCGGGGTAATAGTATAAGTTTAGGAGTTTTTTTTAAGACTATAAATAATGGACAATCGGTTCAATTTATAGCCGGATATGGAGATACTGGTGTACAGGGTTATTGGTTAGGAGTAGTTGGCGGACCTATACGATTTTTTGTAGGTAATGGATCAACATCTCTTCAGTTAAATTCAGGCATATCTCCTAATAATGACCAAATTTACTATGTAGTTGGCACATACGATGGAACAAATCAACGAATTTATGTTGATGGCGTATTAATGGCATCTTCGACTTCTGTCAATGGAAGTCTGAGTTATACTGGAATGACTGATGGATTTTTGATTGGACAAGTCCAAGGATTTACTGGCGGTAGATACTTAACTGGAAACATATATGCTATGCAAGTATATAATAAAGCATTAAGTGCCGCAGAAGTATTACAAAATTATGAAGCTCAAAAGTCAAAATTTGCAAATACAATTGTACAAAATGGTCTTGTATTAAATCTTGATGCTGGCAATCCATATAGTTATGCTGGAGCAGGTACAACATGGTATGATGTTAGCGGAAATGCAATAAATGCATCTGCAAGTGGAACATCTTCTTATATTAATTTATACGGTGGTTTATTAAGTTTTCCTAATAATAATAGTTATTATAATACTTCAACAGTTTCTGCGTTGAATTTAGGATCAGCTTCATTTAGCATGGAGTGTTGGGTTTATTTAGATGCGGCAACTGCATCAGATAATACTTATAGAGGAATAATAAGCTTAGGCACAAATTCAAGTAACTTTGTATATATTGCAAAATGGAGATCTGGTTTATATACAGGATTATATGTTCAGTATAAAGCAGGTGGATCAACTATTACAGGTGTTTATCAAGCTAATGAATACAATCCAGTTTCAAAATGGACTCATGTTATAGCAACAAAATCTGGTAGTTCTTTAACTCTTTATGTGAATGGTTCTATCGTATATACAATAAATGATTTAAATACAACCTTTACTGGAAATAGCTCTGTTTATGTCGCGCAAGCGCATAGTGACGTTGCTTCTTTATATGGTTATGTTGGAGAGGCAAGAGTTTATAATATTTCTTTATCTGCTGCTCAGGTCTTGCAAAATTACAATGCTACAAAAGGAAGATTTGGATTATAAAGTGTAAAAAATATTAGAATAACTTAATTTTAGATTAAAATAAGAAAATGAATACAATATTTATCCCCGTTTACCCAAAACCATCTGGCGCAAATGTGACGCAACTTTGCGTTGATTTTAACGCATTTGACCCTCATGATGGAATTAGATTTTCAGTCGTAATGAAAAATCCTGAAGGATTAGTTTTAGATAAAACTTTTACTAATCTTGCGGGAGATGACTGGCAAGATTGGCCCCCTGAGCAAACAGCCGCAGCAGATTATAATTATGTAAAAAATGTAGTATTACAAAACTTAGGATATACTGAAGCAGTCGCTCCATACTTTACTACTCAGCCTGAAAATTTAAAAGTTCTTAGTGGTTCTCCCGCTGTATTTACTGTAGTAGCTTCTGGAGATGCTCCTATTTCTTATCAATGGTATAAGAATCAAGAACTTATTTCAGGAGCAAATTTAGAAGTTCTTACTATAAATTCAGTCTCCGAAACTAATATAGGAACCTATTATGTAAAAGCTCAAAACCCTGTAGGAAGTACAAATAGTAATTTAGCTTCATTGAATACTTTTGTAGCTCCATTTATCTTATCGAATCCAAGTGACTTATCTATGCCTTCTGGAGCAAACGCATATTTCTCTGCTGTATTTGATGGAGATCAACCAATTACTATTGAGTGGTTTAAAGACGATCAATCTATTCCAGATTCTAATTCCTCTCAGTATGTCATAAGTGGAGTCACACAAGATAATGTAGGATTCTATAAAGCAAAAGCTACTAATATAGCTGGATCAATAGAAACATCTGAAGCAAGTCTCTCTATTATTGAACCAACTCCTCCAACTCCTCCTGAGCCAGTTCCAACGGGAATTATGCCTTAATTTTTAAAATATCTCTTCTCAAGCCCCGAAAGGGGCTTTTTTTGTGTAATAATGTGTATGAATTTAACAGGTACACAAGGAAACTCTTTTTATAAGAGACTTGTTGCCCGTGACTCTGATGGAGTTGTCATAAACTTATCAGGCTTCACGGCTTCTGGCTATGTAAGAGCAAGTTATGGGGCAGGATATACAAACGACAATGTGTATGTACCAAGCTCTGGTATTTTATTAGACTTAAATCCAAAAATCATATCAGGAGCCGCAGGAGAAAGTTTTGTCAGCGGATATATCGATATCAGCATAGGTAGAACAGGAATGGCGGCTTTACCATCTAGTTACTTATTATACGATGTTCAAGTTTTCTCGGGAGAAAATTATGCTCGTACTGTTGAAGGTGGCTATTTTGTAATTAATCCAGAAATAACATACTAATATGAAAATCGTAGACATGGCTCAAGAACTCTATTTCGAATTAGGTCAACCAAGTGATCTATCAGTACCAGCTATTAGTTATTGGCTTAGGAGCAATATAGGTATTCTTAATAATAAACTGAACAAAGACATTATTATAGACGACGCTTCTTTGGAGCTTGTGCCCAATTTGGGAGAAACAGAAAAGTCTATTTATAAAAAGATCTATGAATGTTATTTTTACGATCTAAAAGTCAAGCAAACTTTAAATGCAATAAATGGAGATAGCTTGTTGGAAGTTACAGATGGCGGTGGAACTGTTCGCAGAATCAACCGAAACGAAACCAGTAAAATATACTTAGAAGCAAAGAAAAATTCACTTAATGAATTAACTGCGATGGTTAATGATTACAATATTAACGACGTTGGTCCTCTACAAGTTGCTGGCGACGATACTGTAGCTGGTTCTTATATTACTGATAAGTATTATTCAATCAGACCATTTAATAGAGTTTAATTATGGCATCTTTAATAACAGACGCACAAAGACTTAGTTTTGGATCAAGTTATAATGATCTTTTTGATACATTATCTAGGGATATTGTCGTCTACAAAGAGCCTATTAAAAATATAACTTCTGTTAACGAAACTCCAGTATTTGGTTATCCAACAGATCAACTGCCTGATAGCGTAACTTATACGCCAGTCTCTGGTGTTTATAAAGCTAGAATATTTTATGGTAGTCCAGATGAAGACATTGTGTCTTTAAATTCTGAGATTAAAAATCCTAATACTACTGCAAGAATAAGAGTCCGCTTAGAAGCCAAAGATTACATTGAAAATGGTAAAACAGAAAGAATAACTTTCGACAATAAATCTTGGAATGTGCAATATGGTTTTGTAGTTAAAAGATATATTGATGAACCTTATTACGAGTACATGATGAAGGAAATAATGTAATGGCTACAATAAATAAGACAATTTTAAATAGAGAAGTCAAAAAACTTCTTTTCAGTAAAGACATTCAGAATTTAGCCTACCAAAGAGCCGAAAAAGAATTTCAAAGACTTAAAAATCAAACAATAAAAGAATTTGATCAGCACCCAGTTACTGTCGAATTAGAAATGGGAGCCGAAGGAAAAAACATCTCAAAAACTTTACCCGGAACAAAACCTGACTCTAATTTATTTTCATTTATTGGATTTGATCAAGACTCTCAGCCTACGCAGCAGGTAAGGCAAGCTTTAGAAGAAGAAATTCTACTAAATAGAACTCCAAAAACAAGAACTACAGAAACAGGTGTTCAATTCGAATTCCCTGTTTCAGTTCCTACATTAAAGTCAATAGAACAAAAAACTCCATTACCTTGGGAAGCTGGAAGAAGCTGGGTTAGAGGAATTGAAAGAGGCATTTCTGGATTGGGATATTACTTGTCTGGAAAATTTAAATCTCCTGAGCCTAGCCGATCTGGCGGCGGTATTCAGGCAGATGACAAAGTTAGATCAGGCTCTTTTTCTACTGTGAAATACTTGAGTACAATACTAAAAAATCTAAAGGATAAACTCAAACAATGAAACCGCAATTTGACAATCAAATATCTTCATCGTTTTTAATGTGGTTTGATCACACTCTGCTATCCAAGGGTGAGGCTTACTATAACGTAAATACTACATTTCCTGCTAATTCTTCTTATGTGAATGGTTTTTATGCTTATAATGGTCCTTATAAAGGATTAGTATATGACTCTTCAATTGCTGGAGCAACAGTAATGACGGGAGTTAGCATAAATGGCGCAAATTACAATTTAGGTCAAAGCCCTCTAAGTGGTATAAACTATTCAGAAGGTCAGATTTATTTAAGTTCTGGATCTCTTAATGTTTCTGGAACTTATTCGGTTAAAGAGTTTAACGTGTTGATGACATCTCAACCAGAAGAAGTGTTATTATTTGAAACTCAATACGTTAGAAGAAATAAAACCCCTGCTGGGTCTTTAAAGGATTCTTTAAAAGAAAATGCGATAACTTACCCTGTAATTTTCATCAAAAATAATGGAAGCACAAATGATCCTTGGGCTTTCGGCGGAACAGACGAAACGAGAGTAGACTTTAGGGCCATTGTTATTGTTGATTCACAATATACATTAGATGCAGTTTGTTCATTATTTAGAGATAGAAATTACGACAACGTTCCTCTAATTGATCCAACATACAATCCATTTAATGTTTTAGGCAGCTTTAAGAGCGGGGTAGTTTTTAATTATAATAACATTACAAGCGGCAAAGACTACTGCATGATAGATAGAGTTTCCGTCTCAAAGGTCGCAGGTGTAAGAGATAGAGAGAACAATATTAATCCCGGTTCTTATTATGGACTAATTGATTTCGAGTTAGTTAAATTTAGAGAGCCAAGACAAACATAAAAATATGCCAAGAAATAGAGTAATTTACCAAAATGAAGCATTATACGTTGGCCCTTCGCCAGCCATATCTGGTCACTATAAGTTTGTTACAGGAAGCAATGTAAATGTTCCTACTCAAAAATTAAATCAATTAGATCCTCTTGCTACAAGAACTTTAGCCTCTGGAGCAGGAACCACCACGGCTAGTCTTGCTACTATGCAAGCAGGTTTGCTTCCAAATTTAGCTAATTTAGATCGTATACAAAGTATTAATTACAACTTTAATATTACGAGAAGAGATGTAAATCAATTTGGAAATTTAGCCGCAATAGACAAAATCATTATAGAGCAACCAGTAATAAATATTGATTTTAATTACTATCAAAACGGTCTTAAGAATGAAGAAGAATTAGGTTTCACTACGACTTCTTTGAAGAGAAGTGCTGCTGTAAATTTAACAATTACTGCTTCTGGGCAATCTGAATTTGGAATTACTGCGGCTTCTATTGCTGATGGCGGTCAAGGTTATTTAAATTCATTTACTTTAACATTGCCACAAGCCGGTGGAAATATGCCTCCTGTACTTTCTTTTGGCGTGGCTACTGGAGGATTATATGCGGGTCAAGCAACAGGAGTCTCAATAACTGATAAAGGATCAGGAGTTATTTATATAAATAATTCTCAAATCGCAACCACAGTTTCTATTGTTAATATTCCAGTTAATGTCGGGATTGGCGGTACGAGCAATCAATCAACTTTTTCTCCAACTTTAGCAAATAACTATCCAGAAGGTACTTCTAGTATTGTAGATATAACCTGTTTAAGCGGAATACTTACAAAAGCAAGTGACGAAAAAAATTTGTTTGTAAGAACTGTGCCTCAAGGAAATGACGTAAGTGTTGCGACAACCGGCACACTGGATCAAGCCATTATCGCTTTTGGAAATACTGTTATTACAAATTACGCTATTAATGCAGCAGTAGGAGACATCCCAAATGTGGCAATTAGTAATGAAGCTAGAAATTTTTCTATAGTTACTGGAGACAACGATTTTAAATCTAGTTCTGCTGGTAGACGTTATCCATTGCCTTCAATAGACGAAGAAGGAACAAGAGTAAATGGGACATATTCTCTTCCAGATTTTAACAGCAGATCAGACCTATCACAAAATATATCTGCATTTAGACCCGGAGGCATCATCCTTGATTTAACTCCATTTTATGCTTCTGGAGGATTAGGAATTGATACAAGGTCTTCTTCTTTAAACGCTCAAAGTTTCAGTTTATCAATGGCTTTATCTAGAGAATCTTTAAGTAAACTTGGAAATACTTTTAATTTCGCAAAAGAAATTACTTTTCCAGTTAGCTACTCTTTCTCTGTCAATGTTTTGGTATCAGAACTAGCAACTGGTAATTTAGTTGATGTAGTTTCTAGTAAAGATATTAAATTCAATACTTCAGTCTCTTTTATTAAACCCGGAACTGAAGTTTCAAGTTATGGTAAGATAACTGGTGTAAGATATTTAATTAAATCAGCGCAGTTAGAATCTTTAGACTTTAGTTCCTCAATTGGAGCTAACAAAACAGCTACTTTAACCTTTGGAGGTCAAATGAGTTCTCCTCAAGATTCCACTAAAGGTGTATTTATGCAGGGAGATTATTGGATGCAAAGACAAGAAATCATATAATAATTTCTCAAAACAGAATAAAAAATGTAATAATAAAAAGAAATTTAAAGGATTAAAAATATGCCAAGAAATCGTGTAATTTACCAATCAGAAGCACTATTCAACACAAAAGACATTGTTGACGTAGCGGCTTCTGCACCACCACAAACTGGAAATTTATATATTAACCAGTTTTCTCGCGTCCAATCTTGTAATTATAATTTCAATATTGCAAGAAGAGACGTTAACCAATTCGGCGATCTAGCTGCTATTGATCGTATTATTCTAGAGCAACCCACCGTAGGAGTTGATTTCACTTATTTGCTAACAGACATGGGCAACGAAAAGAACCTTGGATTTTCAGTAATTAGCAATGGAATTACTACTATTTCTGATATCACTAGCGCAAATGCTACTCAATCTTGCTTATCTGGAATTCTAACCAGCGGATTCATTAATACTAAAAATTATTTCATCAGAACAGTTTCTGAAGGTAATGATGCTTCTTCTTTTGCTAATGATACTGTTGCTAACCAAACAATAGGAAGCACAATTGGATTAGGAAACGGTTTCTTAACTAATTACTCTATTAACGCTGCTGTAGGAGACTTCCCAACCACTTCTGTCAGCTTGGAGTGCTTAAACATGAATTTCAGCAATGGAAATTCAGGTGCTGCTCCCGGTGTTACTCCTGCTGGAGCTATTGCTGGAGGTGCGTTTATTCTACCTCAAGCTACAGGCAATCCTAATGGTGAAAACGCTTTGGGAAAGATTTCTGCTCTTAGACATGGAGATATATCATTCTCTTTATCAAAGACTCAGGGTCAATCTTATGGCGGTACTGATTTAACTACTTCTGCCGCTATTCAAAACTTCTCAATCTCAATGGGTCTAAATAGAACTCCATTGCAAAAGATCGGAAGCAGATATGCTTATTCAAGAGAAATTGATTTCCCAGTTACTGTAACTCTTTCTGTTACAGCTTTGGTACAAGATCTTACTACTGGTAACTTGGTCGATCTAGTAAATGTAGATGGTCTCTATGACGCAGTTATCAAACTCGCTGCTCCTGCTGTTGCTAACAGTGATTTGAATCCTGATGAAGGCGTTGGATATGTACTCAAGAGACTTAACTTGGATTCACAAGACTTCTCTTCTTCAATCGGAGCCAATAAACAGGTCACGCTAAACTTCTCTACTCAAGTTGGCTCTCCTCAACAAAATGACAGAGGATTGTTCATGCTTGAGACATTGCCTCTCGACGCATAAGCTAAAATATTAACTTCAAAGCCCCAGCCTAAAAACTGGGGCTTTTTTGTTTTTATGCGTGTAAAGATTATTAGGTAAAGGTATTTCAAAGGTATTATGGCTATGGATATAAAAATGAAAGAGTTTATTCTCTTTCAAAATCGGCGTAAAGTTATTAATCTATATAAAAACTTTTTAATCTTACTTGAAGATTTAAAAGAAGATGGTTATAATATCTCTGAAGATAAGTATCAAAGGCTAAGAAAAAAAGTTCTTGATTCTGGCAATGATACTATCAGACAGTTCGAAGAAGAACTAAATAATATAGATTTATAATGAAAACGATATACGAATTTGCAATAAATAAAGAAGGCGTTGTAAAAGAGACAGAAGAGTCTGTAAACGAGGCTGGTCAAAAAGTCACGATTACCAAAGATGTAACTACTCAGATTCCTCATAACTATTTTATCAAAAAGCCTACTAGAGCTTTGTTTGACGAAGCTGAATTGTTTTATGGCGTTAAGCTTTCTGAAGGAGTAAAAGCTGGTCTTCTTACTCGTACTCTACTAAATAAGAGATATGTTGATGATGGTGGAATTTTAGCAGATAGAACTAAAAACGCAGAAGCAGATGCTTATAAGGATTTGTATGATGCTCAAAACGAGTTGCAAAGACTTCTTGCTTTAGAAGAGAAAGATCGACCAGATTATTTTACAGCTAAAAAAGAAGAGCTAGAAACCAAGATTACTGTAATTAAAAACTCTCTAACAGAACTAGAGGTACAAAAAGAGTCGTTGTTTGACAATACCGCAGAAACAAGGGCGCGTAATAAAGTAATTACTTGGTGGATATTATTTTTGTCATACTATGAGAAAAACGGGGAGAAACAACCATTCTTTGGTGAAGGAGATTATGAAGCCCGAATGAACAGGTATGACGAAATCTTTGAATCAGAAGATCCTCATCTAGTAAAAGTAGCTAACGCTTTCATTTACTTTATTAGTTTCTGGTACGTCGGTAGAGCAAATTCGAAGGAGGACTTCGATGTGCTAAAGTTAGAACAAAAAATCTTTTAATTTCTTGCGTTAATTAATCCTAGCCCCTGCGAGAGCGGGGGCTTTTTAGTATATGGATCTAGAAGCTTTTAATAAAAATCTAAAATCTCTTTATTGGGATATAGTAACTGGGTCTTCTTCATTTAAATTAAATGGTAAGACTTACTATGTTAAGCATATGTCTCCAAAAGACGCAGGAACAATTGAAGTTCAAGAAAATTACTATTATAACAAAGCTAAATCCCAAGGTATTCCAACAAACGAAGAAAAGATAAAAGAGCTAATTAAAGAAAATATATACAACGAAAAAGACGATAAAAAGATAGAAAATAATAGACTTACTCTTGCGAATTTAATGAAAACTCGCCGCAAATTATACTTAACTAGAGACTTGGAGAATATTGATAGGCAGATGAAAGAGATAACTGAAGAAACTAATCGGTTACAGCAAAAGAAAGACGATCTCCTAGAAAACACTTGCGAGACTTATTCGGGCAAAAGAATGAATGAGTTTTATATTTATTATTCTGTATACGTTGATGAAAAATGCGAAAAACAGGCTTTTACATTAGAAGAATTTGAAGATATAGATCAAGTTGAATTATTTAATTTAGTTGGTGCATATTCTAAATGCGCCCAAAAGTTCAATAACCATAATATAAAAAGAATAGGAGTTAGCGGATTTTTCCTTAATTATTTTTACTTAGCAGAGGATAATCCCTTCTTTTTCTTTGGTAAGCCAGTTACTCATTTGACATTCTATCAGGTTGAATTGTTTGGATACGCTAGATACTTCAAAGACTTGATGAGCAAGTCTAGCGTCAAGCATCCTGATGAATATAATGATGATGTAGATAAGATTATTGATTGGTATGAGTCTAGCAGTAATCTTGAAAAATTACATGAAGATAAGAACGCTGCTTCAGGTAAAGAAACAGCGGTTCAGGCAGTTTCTGTCATGGGAGCTACCAAGGAAGACCTAAAGAAATTAAAGCAAGACAATACTGGAGCCATCTCTCTAGATGAAGCCGCAAAGAAAAAAGGCGGCTCATTAAGTTTTGAAGATTTAATCAAATTACACGGCGTTTAAGTGTAATTATTCTTAGGTTTAAGGATATATGGCTACATCAGCAGGAAATATTCCCATTTCAGCGACATTTGCTGCCGCGCAACTTGAAAAAGATGTGTTGTCGGCGTTGAACCGTATCCAGAGCAAGAGTAATCTTTCTCTAAATACAAGAAATTTTTCTCAACCACTGGGTAAAATTACTGGTTTAGCTAATGAATTCCAAAAGTCTTTGGAAGCTTCAAATGCCCGTGTAGTCGCATTCGGAGCTTCTGCTGGTCTTATTTTTGCAGTTCAAAAGTCATTTTCCTCTTTAGTAAATACTACTATCGAAGTAGAAAAGTCTCTTACTGATATCAATGTAGTATTAAATACATCTTCTAAGGGTATCAAGCAATTTGGAGATCAGTTATTTAGTGTAGCAAAAAATACTGGATCGGCTTTTAAAGATGTAGCCAGTGCTGCAACAGAATTTTCAAGACAAGGTTTGGGATTAGAAGAGACATTAAAGAGAACAAGAGATGCTCTTATCTTAACTCGTCTTTCTGGTCTTGATGTCGTTTCTAGTACTGAGGCTCTTACTGCTGCTGTAAACTCATTTACAAAAGAAGCTCTCACTACAACTGATGTAGTAAATAAGTTAGCCGCCGTTGACGCTAAATTCGCAGTTAGTTCTAGAGACTTGTCCGAAGCTATTCAGCGTGTAGGTTCTTCAGCCAGCGAAGCTGGAGTTAGTTTTGATGAATTGTTAGGTATTGTTACTTCTGTTCAGCAAACAACTGCCCGTGGTGGTGCTGTAATCGGTAACGCTTTAAAGACTATTTTTACAAGAATAGAAAGACCTCAAGTTATCAGTGATTTGAAAGACTTTGGTATTGCTGTTACTGATATTTCAGGAAATGCTTTGCCAACGATTAAAGTTATTGAAAACTTGGCTCAGTCATTTCAAAATTTAAATCCTGTTATTAAATCTCAAGTTGCTGAACTTGTTGGTGGTGTTTATCAAATTAACATTTTAAAAGCGGCATTAGCAGACGTATCAAAACAAAATTCTGCATTCGCAGAAGCTACAAGAACTTCCTCTAAGGCAGCAGACGAAGCTATCTTAAAGAATAAAGCATTAAACGAAAGTCTTTCTGCTTTGCTTAATGAAACAACTATTAATTTTACAAAATTTGCTACCTCAATTGGAGAAGCAAGCGTTGGACCCGGAATTAGAAAAGTTTTGGGCTATATTAATTCAAGCTTAGAGTCTTACAATGAAAAAGACGCAGAGGGAGTTGGCGAAAAAATTGCGACTGGTGTATTAAGTGGTGTTACTAATTTTATAACTGGTCCCGGTTTAGGTATTGGAGCGTTTGCAATTGGAAAACTATTAGCTAACTTTACTAAATTCGCTGGAGATGCAACTAAAAATCTTTTGGGACTTAATACTCTTGGAAGACAACAAGCTGTTTTACAATCAGAAATTGGTAAAATTCTTTCTGATAATCCCGATCTAATTAAAGACATTATTTCTGGATCTAGAACTCGCTTGCAAGTAGAGCAGCAAATAAAACAAACTCTTATAGAACAAGCTGCTTTAGCAGAACAGATTAAAAATTCTTCTATTGATATAGGCGGTAGATTTTTAGCTTCAGGCTTAAGAGTTTCTGAAAAGAATACTATTGTTGGAAGAAGAAGCGCAGAAGGGTATATTCCAGCTAAACAGCAAGCCGCAGAGATGGTTGGAGCTATGCAAGGTGGTTATACTCCCGGTAGAGTAGTTGCTGCTCCAAAGTCAATTGGCGGAATAATGAATACTGCCGAAACAGTTAAATATATTCCCGGTTTCGCTCAACCTTATATTCTTCCTCCTCAAGGATCTCGCGCAGCAACTCAATTAGCTTCAAAATCCATGGCTAAAAATGGAATTAATCCTTACATGGCTAAAGGATTCATTCCTAATTTTGCTCCAAAACCTTTAACCAATCCTTCTTATGGAGATAATGATTGGTGGCTTGGGTCTGGTCTATCTGCTCCCGTTTCTCTTTCTCAAATTACAACTGGAACATCGGCAGCTTGGAGTCAAGATAAAGGTTTTTATAAAACTGATGGTTCTGCTTTTACTGCAAATGATTTAAATACATTTGTGAGAAGAGGGGCTACTTATGGAGACATTAGAAAGTATGTTCCAGATAGTCTTTTAAAAGATGATCCAAGATGGAAATCTGGAGCTATATCAGATTTAAACGCTATTAGACGCGACTTTGCACCCGGAAAGAAAATAGCAGGTCAAGAAAATATCAAAGAAGGAATTAAGCAAGTTTATGATCCTTATGTTCCTCCTGCTTCAATGCTTGTATTTGATTTAGATGCAAAAAATAAGGAACTATTTGCAGATGAAAAGACCGAAGAAATATTAACTAAGAGAAAAGAAGACGGAAGAGCTTTTAAGATTAAATCTTATGCTTTAAATTCGTCTTCTCAAAACGAAGAAAAAACTAATCTAATTACACAAACAGCAGATTTCTCTCGCAGAACAACAAAACAAATTGCTAATTATATTAGACCCGGAGAATATTCGGATGCTTCTGTTGATGAATTTTTTAATAAGGCAGGTAAAAATTATTCTGTTCTTGCTGGTACTATTTTTGAAGCTTCTACTAATTTAGCCGCTAATTACACAAGAGATCAATCTGGTGGTGGTGTTGGAGATTTTGACGTAATTGGGGGAAATATTGGAAATGTAAGACAGTTTTTCCCCGGATTTGGAGATCAATATGGAGATTATAAATTAAGAAATAATGATGATGCTGTAAGATCGTTTATTGGTAAAGTTAAGAAGAAATTCGGCCTACAAATGGCAGAGCATTTTAAGGCTCAAGAAAAAAAGGTAAGTCAACTTAGTACTGGATTTTCAAAAGGTTTTATACCAAATTTTGCTCAAAAAGACTTTCAAACAGTAAATACTGCTAGATTAATGGGAATTAATTTAGCACAAATGGATATTAATCCCGAAACAGTATTTAGAGAGTCTTTGCAAAACGCTGTCGCTCACGGTCAATCAGGACAAGAAAAGGGAGTTTTCATTGGAGTAAGCGGATATGGAAAGCCAAATGAGTTTGCAATTAGTGATGTTGGCACTGGAATGTCTCCAGAAGATGTATTCACTAAATTTTTACCATATGCTCAAACAGGAAATGAAGGAGGTAATAAAGGATTATCTGGATTTGGAATGGGAAAAGCTTCTATTTTCATGGGTTCCAAGAAGTTCCTTCTTGATACTATAAAAGAAATAAATGGTAGAAAGATAAGAACAATTGTTTCTGGAACCCCAGAAGGATGGAATAATTTCATACAAAAGGGCAAAATAAGTTTAGATGAAACTCTTTTTAATCAACCAAGAGGTGATTTAAATTTTGATGGGTTAAAAATGTTTTGGAGAGAAGTCAATCCAGAAAAAAAGAATACTCCAATAATGGGAACCACTTTCGCTGCTTCTCCTTCTAAAGAGGGTTATATATCTTATGGAAGTTATTTAGAGAATAGAGCAGGAAAAGTAGCAGAACTTCCATTTAAATTTACTACTGCTTCTTCTGGTTTATTGAGGCAAACAATTAATACTAGAAATGAAGATCCTAGCTATAGAAAATATTATTTTTCTAAATTTGATCCTAGTAAATCTTCAGTACAAAGAACTTTAACGGCAGAAGGTGGAGAAGTAGATATATTGTTTGATCCTCAAGGAGATCCTCAAAAAACTTATGGATACGCTCAGATTCCCATGCTGTCAGAGGGAATGAAGTATGCTAACTATAAAGTAGAAGGAGTAGACTATATTCCTAAAAGTTTAATGTTTAATGTTAGGAGTAATGTTGGTGCAGGTGATCCAAATTATCCTTGGAATACTGACAGAACTGAGTTAAGAGGGCCATTAGGCAAAATGGCAAAATCTGCCGTACAGGATTTAGCTGCACAATTAAAACGCGCTCAAGAAGATAGCGTTAGGAATGTCCCTTCTTATCAAATGGGTTCTGATCTTGAGCTTCTTGATGTTTCTTCTTCTTTGCCTAAAGGAACAATGGAGAGTATTGCTGGAAATCCTAAATTCCAAAATTTTGGTGCTGCTTTAAAAAGCGTTTTTGAACAAACAATTGGACAGGCTTCTGAGATTTTTGATCCAAGAATGGCTAATGCTTCATTTAGAGGTTTAGCTGTTGGAGCTAATTGGATGGGTTTAAATACTGCTTCATCAAAAGAAGTAGGTACGAAATCTATAGTTGAACCATTTGCTCATGTAGAGACAGTTATAGATAGAATTAGAAAGATTTCTCAAGAAAAAGCTAAACAAGGAAAGAAAATAAAATCAGTTGGTAAATTTAGAGACATCTATTCTAGAGAAATATTAGATACTGTTTTTCATGAAGCCGCTCACCAAGTTAATAGAACAGAAGGAGAAGCTCATGCTAAATCAATGGCAAGCGTTTGGGCAGCTAACGCAGAGCAAGTGGGTTCTTATTTAAAAGAAATTCAAGGTTCTCTGACTCCCGAGTTGATGAACTTCATCATTTCTACTTATAAGCAAAACAAATCTATTATTGATGAGGGCAAAGCTTCAAAGTTTAGAGATTTCGTATCTAATTATTCATCGGGTCATATTCCTAACTTTGCTAGAATGCAATTAGGAAAACCCGGATTTTTTGGAACATTTTCTGCATTAAGAGGAAATCTAGGAGTAAAACAATTCCCAGATAACGAATCATCTACAAAATCTAATGTAGCAAATGAATACTTAGCTTCACAAGAACTTGGCCAGATGATTGATGCAGAACAATTAAACCCAATTTTTGAAACTCCTAAGATTTACGGAGCATTGTCAAAAGCTATACAAAAGAGTGCTATTTATAAAGAGATTTTTTCTGGAAAAACAGCACAAGAAATTTCTGAAAATTTAGACGAATATACTGGAGAAAGAAGAGGATTTGTCCAACTCGCAGAAATCATAGCCGACAGAGCTACTTCTCAAATTAATGCAGGAGGTAGAATGGAGGCAGTTGATTTAACTCAAAACCTTGGCAATATGATGTATAATCAAGTAGCTGAAGGTATCTTGTCGAAGATTTCTAGAAGAAATTATGAGAAATTACTAAAGTCTATTGAATCAAAAGACAACAAAGATGCAGAAGCTCAAATTGACAGAATTTTAAGCTCTATTTTTACTAAAGGTGGTAAAGTTAGTATAGTTGATACAGGAATGTTTAATCTAGGAAGCGGCCTAGCTTCTAAGAGAAAATCTTCTTTAGGTAGTCTCGGATACGAAGATGATTTTAGATTTGCTTCAGGTTATATTCCTAATTTTAATCCAGTTATGGAGGCAATGAATAGAGAGATGTCTGCTGGATATTCTGCTTCTCAGGTTAGATTAGGTAGAAGCGATAAATTAAAGACTAGCTTCAATCCAATGGGATTGGGTGTTTATAATTCTACAGAAGGATCTCTTAATAATGGAATTGGCTTGGCAGAGAAAGCTGGAATAGACCCTAAGACAAAAGGAATGTCTGCAAGAGGACATATTCCTAATTTTGCTGAGTTTGGGGGCGCAGATGCTTTTATATTAATTGCTGCTTTTGGAACTCTTAGTACTGCTTTAAAAGAAGTTGCAGGAAGCCTTAGAACTTTAAAAGGTAGTTCTGATACTTTAATTAAATCAAATGCTTCTGCTGCCGCTTCTTATTCTCAACAGATAGGACAAATACCAAAAGACTTCAAAAAGAGTCAAAAAGCAATATCCGATGAGATTGAAAGAACATTTACAAATGTAAATAAAACGACTTTAAAGCTTCAAGGCACTGCTACTGGTCCTTTAGTAGGGAAAACAACTAGAGATCAATTTGGTATTGTTACAAGCTCTCCTGTTGCTGCGTCTCCAGAACAAGTAGCTAGATTAGAAGAGTTAAGAAAACAACAATCTGAACTAAGAAAAAAAGCAAGAGAAGAATTATCTGCTGCTAGAGAAGGACGAAGACAAGCGCAAGAAAATATAAGACAGGCTCAAGCTCCTGTATTTTCAAGAGCAAGTTTTGCGTCTGGAGGGCAAGCAGATAGATACGTTAGAGGGCTTGGCACTCAAATTGGTTTAATTGGTAGTGTAGCTTCAAATATTGGTGGACAATTCATATCTCCAGAAAATAAAACAGGAAGAGCCGCAGCTTCTGGCTTAGGAGACATAGCTTCTTTTGCTGGCTTAGGGGCACAGTTTGGCCCTTACGGAGCAATAGCAGGAGTAATTTTAGGAGCTGGATCTGCTCTTATTAAATTAAAAGATGCCAAAGCTGAAGAGGCTATTGATAAAATTAATAAATCTTTGGGAGAGACAAAAGAAAGATCTGCTGAGTTTTCTGGTGCCGCTCAAAATTACTCTACTTCTTTAGAAGGTTTACAAAACGCTTTAAATGATCCTAAGACAAAGCCTGAAGCACTATTAAAGTTTCAAAATAATTTAACAGAAGCTTTAAATAGTATTCCTGAACAGTTCAGAAGTAAAGTGTTAGCCGCAGGGACGGAGATAAGTAAGGTTACTGAAGCTATTGGTGAAGTAAATAAAGAAATGGCCAATACGCAAAAGAATTTAGAGCGACAATTAGCTATCACGCAATTTATTGAAAAGCAATCTTCTTTTTTGGGTAGAAGTAGTTTAAAGCCAAAAGATCAAGAAGTGTTTAATAGATTATTCACCTCTTCTATTAGATCAGAAGATATAACTAAAAAATTTACTGGAGAAAATGCCGCAGCAGACTTTTCTAAATTTATTGATTCTTTAAAATCTCAAGCAATTATTTATAGTCAAGAGACTATTGGGCCTTATGGTTCCCGCATAGGCGCACAACCAATGGTTAATAAAGAGAGCGTAGAAAATATAAAAGCTCAGTTAAAACAGAATACAGTTATTCCTGAAGAAATAATTGATCAGCTTGACAAAGCTTTTGCTGAATTTGATACTGTAGCATTAAGTTCTTTATTCGACTCGCTCAAAAAAGCAGGAATAGACGTTTTTGATTTCGCCAAAAGATCGAAAAACCTTGGAGAAATTTTAGCAGAAAACACTAAGAGACTTAAAGAAAATGAAGAAGTTCTTAAATCTTTAAATTCTCAATACAATAGCATCAATCTTCAAATCTCTAATCAAATTGATATAGAAAAAAATCGCGCTCAAACTATTAGAGAGATAAATAAAATTCAAGCAGAAGGCGCGGTTTCAATCCAAAGAGCTAGAGTTAAAGGTCTTTTAGAATCAGCTACTCCATTTATTAGCGAGTCTTCAAAATCGGACATCCAAAATCAATTAGATCTAAATGAGATAACTTCTAGACAAAATTCTAAAATTCAAGAGGCTTCTAATAAACTTTTAGATTCTTTCTCAAATACGATAATTAAAAAATCAGAAGAAGCTAGATCAAAAGTTATTCCTGCTATTGAGGGTGCCAAGTCTGAAAATGCTATTCAACAAGAAAGAGCCGTCTTCCAAAATCAAATTCAGAAATTAACTCCTTTAATTGCTGAATCATTAAAACAAATAAATTCTGGTGGTAATATAGGAGATATACAAACAAATTTAATAAATAACATAAGAGGATTTTCTCAATTCAAGCCAGAAGAAAGAGATGTTCTTGTGCAAACTCTTGAAGTATCTTTTGGAGAGTTTCAAAATACTCTCGCCGAAATAAAAGCTCAAGGCGATATAGATATTCAAATTCAAGAAGCCCAAAGAGAATATCAAAAACAGTCTTTGGAGCTAAATCAAAGACTTTCTTTTGCTGGTGGCGCACAAGCTTTGAGTTCCACTGGTAAAGCGGGGGTTTCTGAACTTTTTGATAATATTTCTGAATTAGTTTCAGAATTTAGACAAACTAACGTTGCTGGAAATGCTGCTCAAAGGGGATCTAGTGCTTTTAAATTGCTTGATGTATTAACTAATCAATTACAATTAAATAGAAGCATTGGTCAACCAAGCGGATTCATTGGACCCAGTGCCAGTGGAAGTGCTTTTAATAATCAAGTGTCTTCTGATTTAAATCCTTTGGTAGGAACAGCTATTGCTGGCAGAGTGCAGCAAATAAGAGAAAGCGTAGATTTAGCTCGCAGAGTTACTGAAATTCAAATGGGTAAACCAACAGCCGGTACTGCTTTAGGAACGGCTTTTGACCAAGCAAAAGAAGGCGCAGTTAAAACTGCTTTAGATCAAATTACTTCTCAGTTTAAGTTAGAGAATATGGGGAACTATCTTGACGTATTACAACAAGAAGCTAGATTCTTAAATGACCTAACACAAGATCAAAATTCTATTTTAGAAAAAACATTGCCAACTACTATAAATGAGAACTTTAATAGAGTTATAACAGAACAAGTAGGCAGCAAATTAGATAGCTTAACTACTTCATTACAGGGAGTTATTAACAAATTAGGAGTTGCTACAAAAAGAAACGCTCTTGAATCCGAAATGTTTAATAAGCTTCCTGCTGACGTATCTCCAGCAGATAGACAAGCAATATTGAATAGAATAGCTGCGTCACAAAATTTAAGAGATACAGAAGGGTCCATATCTATGCAGACTAACAACGCCGAAGCAGGAATAAGACTAGCAAGAGAAAAAGAGATTAAAAAATTACAAGATTATTTTAAGAGTTTTGATTTAGTAACAGTAACCGGAGCAGAAGGAGCTTTTACAGAAGCTTATAAAAATTTAATTGGAGATCCATCTAAAGTTTCAAGAGATGATTATGGGAATATTACTGGAGGTGTTAGCTATGGAAAAGGCTATTACGGGACTGGTACTTCTAGAGAAACTATAAATAATGCAGTTGTGTTGCAGGAAGATCTAGGCTCTTCCTATGAAGATCAATTAAGAAATCAAAAAAGATTAGAGCAATTAATCGCTTCACGCGAAAAATCAATTGGTCGTCCAGAGATTAACCTCTCAGGAACCTATAAAGGATTAACTCAAGATATAAATAGAGATTTTAAAGTCTCTATGGCAGAGGAGACTGTAAAGTCTATTAAATCTGCACAAGAAGAGTTAAGAAGATTAGACTCGGCTTCTCCTTTAATGTCAGTAGGCAATAAATCAACTGCGCCTTCTTTACAAGATATCATTGATAAATATGGTTTAGCAGATCAAGGCGGTGCTAAAAGAAATTTACCAACTCAATTAGCTCAAGGAAGAGCAAATCTAGATAGTATCAATAATTTGCTTTTGGCTAGATTAGAAAATGATAAACAGCTTGTCGATCTTAACGAAAAAGTAAATAACCTTTTAAAAGAAGACCTAAATGATACAAAGAAAAGAGAAGACCTAATTAAACTTCAGACTGAGCTAAGAAAGAAAACTTTAGAGCAAGAAGGTAAGGTCGCAGAAGAGTTGTATAATTTATATTACAAAGGTTCGTTTGGAGAAACTTTCTTTAAGGATGAAAGAGCGGCTTTTGCTAATGCTAGAATTGAAAATGAAGCTCGTCAAGGAAGAGTAGCTATTGGAGCTATAACAGAAAAAAATACTACTTACAATAGAGCCGATTTTGCTAGAGATACTGGTCAATTGATCGACACTTTCCAAACTGATTTCAAATCAGGTATTGCTAGTGCATTTGGTGAAGCTATCAAAGGAACTAAAACTCTTAAGGATGCATTTAGAGATATGTTCCAAGGCATCTTAAATAGAATGCTTGATAAGTCTTTAGAGATGGGAGTTGATGCTTTATTTGCTTTTGGTAAAGCTGCAACTGGCAGAAAAGATGGTGGATTAATCAGAGGTTATAATTCTGGAGGTATGGTTGTTGGTGGCTCTGGAATGAAAGATGATGTACCCGCTATGATGAGTGGCGGCGAATACGTTATCAAGAAGTCTTCTGTTAAAAAATACGGTTCTGATTATTTAAGAGCCTTGAATGGCGGACTTGTTCCCAAATATGCAGTAGGTGGGTTCTCAATGGGTCCATTACAAAATGAGTTCTTATATGATAATCCTGATCGTCCAACTTCTGGGGAGTTTGCTGTTGATTCTAGACTATCAGCCGCAGCTTTAACTGACGAGAATAATCCTCAAAATAGATTAAGACAAGATCGCTATGAAAAACTTGATCAATACTTGCAAGACAGATCGCAGTATGAGAAAGACAAACAGCAAGCTATTAAAAATTACAAAAATCAAGTAAATAGCACTTTCTATTCAGGTTTAACTGCTGCTGCTGTTCAATTAGGTGCTGCTGGTCTTACGGTTGGAGCAGCTAATATGAGAACTAATGCAGCAACATCTGCTGCAAGAGGTCTAGAACCCGGAGGCAACTTAACTCAAGCTCAATTAAACGCTCAATATGCAAGAAATCTTAGGTCAAATGGCGGCTATATAGCTAGATTTGCTGGCGGTGGATCAACAGGTAAAGATAATATTCCTGCCTTGTTAATGGGCGGCGAATATGTCATGAACAAGAAAGCTGTAGATATGTACGGCAGAGACTTCATGAATCAATTGAATACTGGTACATTGCCTAAGTATGCCAGCGGAGGAATGGTTGGTACAAGTTATACAGCAGGTCAAAATACTCCTGAATCTAGCGTGACCGAACTAGTCGCTGCTCTTAATACATTGAATGAAAACCTTTCCAAGGGCAATGACATCACCCAAGCTGAGTCAGGTAAAATTTCTGCTGCTGGAGCAAATCAAGAATCTGGAATGTCTGTAGTTAATAACATTTCAATTAATGTTGCTCAAAGCGGCGAAGTCACTTCTGAAGCTAATGCTACCACTCAAAATGGTGGCTCCAATACTAATAAAGATCAGAACAATATTCAAAACAATGCTAAACTCGCTGAACTACTCAGAAGCAAAGTCGTTGAAGTATTGGTCGAGCAGAAGAGACCCGGAGGATTACTTTACGCCAGCAGATAATTCTTTAATCTTAGAATCTATAGTTAGTATAGCCTGATTATAGATTTGCTCTATATTGTTGTCTTTGGCTAATGGTAGATTAAGAAAAGGAGTCTTGTCTACCTTTACAATGAAGGCTTGATTCAGGTATTCCTTGCCCGTAGCCTTATTTAATGTAATGCGGTATCGTTTTATATAGACTTCTCCTGTAAGGAAGTCGTCTTTAATCTTTTCATTTAACATTACAAGAGTAGAAGCGTTTTCTCGCTTTACGTCCAATACAGAAAAAAACTTAAGAGCCTTCTTGTTGTCTTTACCCAAAATCAAGCTTACTTTTGCGCCTTTACCAGATCCGCCTTCTAATTCTGCTTCAGTAAAATTTTGAGTAAATTTTCCATTGTTAATTAAATGGAGTTCAGTAATACCGCCATCACTATTGACAGCTTTAATTTGAAGGACAGCTTTTTGGTTTTTATCTATGGACGATTCAAAGTAAGAATTTTTACCAATAGTTACATATTCATTTACTTTGTATCCAGATCCAGATTCAGTAATGTCATTAATTAATGCAGCATAGTAAAGAGCAAAATAGCAATCAATAGTGTCTCCATCTAAGATTAAATCTTTAATTGTGCCGCTAAATTTAATTAATAAACTTGATTCTACAGTAAAAGGCTTGCTGTAGTTAATGACGGCAGTTCGCACAACAGAGAACTTCTCTGGGTTGCCAATAATTTCTATTTCTTTACTGGGTTCTATTGTAGACCAGTTTGCTAGGTTGTTAGAATATATGTATTCGTCGCCAAAAGAAAATAATACATCCGTCATATGTTACATTATATTGCCAATCACTGCTTTTACAATAGGATGTTTTGCGCTTTCTGATTCATATCCACTTATTTTAATCTCTGGATCTGAAATATAACCACAACCTAATTTCTCCATTGTTAAAGAAAGTAGCTCTCCTTTTGAGCCTCTAACAGCATGAGCAGAAGCGGTTAAGCCGTAGTTGTATTCGGTTTCTTCAGGAGGAGAGATGGTGACGCAAGGAACAGGTTCTGAGCATCCATATCCGGGGTCAATAATTTGTATATCAACAATATTATGAAAGGCGTTAAACTTGTTTATCTTTTCGCAATCATGAATGTGTTGCATTTCAGTTCTACAAGAGAGTTCTCTTAGAAACTTTTTGTTATTTTTAATGACTTCTGTTTGTTTATTGTTGGGAGTCTCTAGAGAGATAATGAAGTCAATATCAAGCTTCTGCAATAAAGTGTTTCTTTTTGCAGTCATTTCTTTAACTTTTTTATCAATGAGATTTTCTTTTTTCCATATAGAGTTTCCATCAGGAAGAAATTTTCTATGTTCTAATATGCTTTGGTCAATGTGTTTTTCTAAAGGTACAATGTAGTCTACAACTTCATACTCTATTCCTACAAGCTTTAGGCGATCTAAATTTTCCATCAAGTCGAGAGAAGATTGGAGGTATTTGTGACTGCCATTTATAAAATATACGATGTAGTGTTTCATTTTAGTAAGTTATTACTACTGATAGTTCTAGTGCTTGGATATGGAAATTATATAATGGAAATGATCTATTGTTAGATCTTGCGGACAAATGTGCAAAAGCTAAGTTTTTAGCACTCTTGAATTTCCAGAAAGTTGGATTAGTTATTGATGCATCAGCAGAATAAGAAGAAGCGTTGGCGTAATAATTTGCATAAGGAACATTTTTTAATGTAACCTTAATTATGTTATCGTCTCCCGGTATTATTTGGGTTTTATCTACTTCACTAGCTACAAAATCTTCTCCAATAAAGCAATATACCTTTATAGCTTTTGTTTTGTTGACGCTTCCAATTGTAAAGAAAATAGACAAAGATTCATTTTCTAATACTGGAACTCCAGCATAGAAAGAAGAATTTGCTATACCAAAATTAAACGAATTAGCTGTTTGCTGATTTATAGTATAAACAGTGAAATTGTTTGGTTCTGCATTTATCAACATTTGAACATTTTTAGTATTGACTCCAAGTTCAGAAAAGTTGTTTTCAGGAGTAACGTTTATAGCATTGAAAGATGAATTGAGCAATCCATCATTTAATAAACTATTAAAATTGCTTTTTGCATTTTCTTCAGTGTTTGAATTTGAGGCGTTTATAGGAATTAAATAAGTATTTGTATAATCAGGAATTAAACTCTTTATATTTCCAGTAAACGTGCTATTAGTTAATCTTGTTATAGAGATGTCGAAAAACTCTTCGTTTCCTTCGCCAAAAGAGCTATTTGTTATTTTAGCTTTAGACTTAAAAGCATTAGCTGTTTCTGATTCTACTGCTCTTAAAGAAACAGTATTTGCGTCAGGAACTAAAGCTCTTGTAAAAATTTTATTGCCATTTAAAACATAAGCTCTCTTGCCAGTGGGTATTTTCGGTGATAATGATGCATTTGGTATATTATCTCTATTTTGTAAAGAGAGTTTGTAATAAGCCATAGTGCCGTCTGGATCTGAAGATAATACTCTATCATCTTTAGCTCCTGCTGCTAGGTTTGCGTTTGTAGTAGGCTTATAAATTACGCTCTTTCTAGAAATTGCATAAGCTGGTGAAGGGAGCGTATTTACGCTAGTATCAAATATATTTTCAGTTAGTACAGTTTTATTAATTGTAAAATGGAGATATCTAGTATCAGCATCTTTTAATACAGACTCTAGAGAGAAAGATAATGGAGTAGATGATTCTTGTTTTATAACAATTGGGTCACTAATTTGAGGGTAAATTTTACCTATGTTATTATCTTTATCAATGAAAGAAGAATAATAGTCTAAGATATTTCTTGCTGTTGCTGCATTTGAGTTAAACTGCCAAGCGAACATGAATGAATCTACAGCTATCAAATAAGCATTATATTGAGTAGAATCAAATCCCTTACCGTTGTCATCGCTTAAGTCATTGAAATTAAATATAGATTGGTTATTTGATATTGTTATAAAGTGAGAGTCAATGATTTCTTTTCCAGTATTATCGTTAACAGACAATGGGCTTCCATCAGGATTGTGATTTATTGAATTTTTTCCAAATTCAAATATATTTTCACTAGGCATTAGTAATAGATAAAAAGCGTTAATAAAAGAACTCGCTGTATCTTGCTGAATAGTAAATTTTAATCTATTTGATCCTTGGCTTGTAACAATAGAGTAGGTCGCTCTTGTGTCTTTTAAAATTGCATTTAAAGATTTTTTTAAATCAGCATCTTGATTGTCGTAAGTTACTAGTAAAAATCCATCTACATTCTTAAAATCATTAGAAGTAGATTTCATTCCAACATCTGTAAATGTCATTTTATCAATTGCCAAAGAGAAGTTCCTATACTTAGCAAAAACATTTGAAGTTTTGTAGTTGTATATATTGTCACTAGTTTGATCTTCATCAAACGTTAAATAGTCTTCCCAGTTTGAAACATTAAGGTACTTGTTGTAAACAGTGCCGAAAGCGTCTTTTGTGTCTACTTTCTCTGGTATTATTGCTATTCTATAAGGGTAATCAAGATTGTTGAATTTATTTGGATTCTTTATGAATTGCAAGGGGATGTTGAACGATAAAGACTCTGGAGGTTTAACAGATTGAATTTGAGAAGGTGCTGTTGACTGAAAGTATTGTGCTTTCGTTAAATCAATTGGAGAGGTAAAAGCATAAACTTTATTATTCAAAGTGATAGATGAACTTGTATTTACATCGTCATAAGTAATCGCAACAACTGGAGAGACAAATAATTCATTTGAGTTTTGAGAATTTGAAGCTTCAACATAAGTTAATGGAGAGCTATTATTAATATTTGCTCCATAAATTCTTATAGAACCTTTGATGTTGCTCTTGTCTAGAACAGTGTTTACATAAGATTCATAAATATCGATTGGAACAAATTTAAAATCACTAGAGCTATTTGGGTTAAAGTCTGATCCATAAAAGGCTTTGTTAAATATCTTGAAGCCTATCGTAGTGTCTTTTATAGAAGAGTCATAAAAGATTTCAATCAATACTTTGCTTTGATCTATTACTCCATTAGCCTCTGCAACGCCAAGAGTAAATAATGCTCTTGAAGGCGCAGAAGCTTCTGGTGCTGGTGGTTTTGCTGGTGTGATATTTAATCCAGATTCTATTTGAGCATACTTTAAGTGATACATCTGCGAGCCAATTACTGTATAATTACTTCCCTCTGTAGACTCTTGTATTCTAAATACTCTATAAAAATCATAATCGCTATCAGTAGATCCATTAAGGTTTCCAGAGTTTTCTAAAGCCCAAGTTATTGATTTAGGAGACATTCCAGACGCTCCAGTAAAATAAGATAGTCCAGTTACGTTTAATCCAGAAGCCATTACTGGTGCTAGACCCGTAATTCTAATTGAATCATAATATTGACCAGTAATTAAGTTGCCGCTTCCTACTATGAATGAATTAGTAAGAGGCTTTCTATAATCATTATAATCAAGGTTACTAGTAACGATACTGTCTCCTGCTGCGTCTTTAAAGCTAGGATCTAGATTATACTTGGGAGAAAGTATGGTTAGCTTATAATTTTGATTTCCAGAAAAGTTAAAATCAAGTTTTCTATCTAGAGTTAGTATTCCAGTAGTTACATTTGTGTCTCCAGAAATGTTAATATTATTTAATCTTCCGCCTACTGTTTTATATTTTCTATTGTAATCGTAAACTTTAATTACGTCTCCGGGTTTTAAGTATACGCACTCTGGACCAGCTTCAAAAGAAACTGTTTCTGTTTCATTGTATTCTGAAGCTAATAACCACCTGCCAAGTCTTTGAGCTTGACCTCTGCTTGTGCATCCAAAGGCGGTTAATTCAGTTTCTTTAAAACCAAATTTCCTGACAGCCTCAATATTTTCTACATATTCTACTGCTGGTTTATAAAAATTATTCTTATCAATATATCTAATATAGACTACAGAATTTCTATCTTTTAATGATGTAGATTCGTAAGTAAAATTACCATCAGATACATTTGAATTAGTGAAAGAATAAATAGGGGTATCTTCTGGCATATCATTTATGGCGTAAATGAATCCATTTGAATAATAGAACATTCCCCTAAATACAGAAGCCATATCAGACAACACTTTAAGAGCATCGTCTTGTGTTTGTAAATAAACATTACATGTAAATCTTGGTTCTACTCCTCCAAATCCATCTGAAACAAGTTCATCGCAATATTTAGCTATTTGATAAAGAGACCATTTGTCTACGTCATTTTCTGTGACATAGTTACCTACTCCATATCTTTTGTTTGTTAAAAGATCGTAGAAGCACCAAGCTGGATTGTCCGTCCATTCTTTTTCAGTTTTAAATTCTCCATCCCAATAATCATTTGATGTAGAATAAGGTAAAACTCCTGCTGCATCATAAACAGTGGTTTTTCTAGAAAGACCTTCTGAGAAAAGATTTCTTGCAAATGCTTTAGACAAAGAAAGTCTATCAAAATCAATTTGATTTACTCTAATAGAATCAGCATAGCCTTCTATTTTGCCGCCGAAACCAGCGGGTGATGTAAAGATTTCTATTTGATTATTATTAGTTATGAAATAAGAAGGAATAAAAGGTCCAGTTTTTGTATTTACTGCGTCGTAAATTTGTCCAGCAGCAAGAGGAATAAGTACTTTAATTTCACTCTGAGAAGAGCTTAAACTTACTGAAGTAGAAGAACCGTCAAATGTTTTATGGTATTCCTGTTTATTGTAGGTATTTAAGGCTTCTTGAGCAAGTGGAGCTATCTGTGCCCTTTGATTTATTTCATTTTGCCAAACAGGATCTGTAGCGGGTCTATATAAAGCTCCAACACAAAGAGTTTGATAAGCAGCGTAATTTGAAATATTTATATTGCATTGAATCTGCTTTTCTAGGTTAACTAGAACGTCTATTTCTGCATTCAATATGTCTGGGAAGTATTCTTTAGTAAGTCTTCTTTCAATAACAGGAACAAAAGTTGAAGACCTTCCTCCTGTCTGTTGTGAGGCTGCATTAAAATTGCAGTATATATATTTATAACAAGTTTCTGGTAAGTTATTAATATTGCTACTGTACGAAGTATCTTCTTTAAAGCTTACTGCTTTTACTAAATAAAAATCTTTTAGTTCTTGCGCTAATGCTCTTTCGTTTCCGTCAGCCGTTGCTCTTCTGACTGTTATATAGTCATTAGTCCAAGTCCTATCTGATATATTTATGTTATTTACTTTGCTTGCGTTTGTGGTGTACGATATGCTTGGTTTTACTACTTTTGGAAGTATATAAAAACTAATTCTTGTGAAATTTTCTTTAAGTTTGGTTGTCGAATATTTCGCTGGATCTAGGGCTTTTGTTATGGTGTAATTTTTGCTTTCATTTGGAGAAATAACTGTAAGTATTAGACTTACGTTTTCTCCAGATATAGTCATAGAAAGATTAAACTGATTACTTCTATGAATTAGAGTATAATTTCCGTCTCCAATGCTTCCTAGTTTAATAAAGAAATCGCAATAAAAACTGCAAAATCCTTGATCTTTTAAAGAAAAGTTTTGTGGGGTTTTCCAATTTTTCCAATATCTCTGAGGTATTAAATCAAATTCATAATAATCCGAAGTAGCCAAACTGCCTCCAGCATAACTATAAGCCTTTGTTCTTTGTCCATTGGCGCATAGAGTTTTAAGAGGCATCTTCAAATAAGTGTTTGATGCTACATTAAGAACGTTTGTATTATATGATCCAGCTACAGATGTAGAGTAAGATAGATTGCTAGAAATTAGATTCCATTTTTTATTTAACCAATTTCTTATCTTGATTCCATCTGATTTTGATAAAGCTTTATTGTAAACCAATATTTCAAAAACAGTGCATCTACTTGTACTCGCTGAAGAATTAATAGCTAAACCTTTTGGAGCAGCTACTGCATTTATAGGTCTTACAAAGTAGTTAGTATTTTGCCAGAAAATATTTACATCTTTTAAATTGCTTACGCTTGTTCCTACGATATAGGTATTTGTATCATTGGCATCATTCCAATAATTAGAACGGTTGAATTGATAAAAATTAACAGGCATTACTCCATAGATTTGACTACCTACTGTAAAAGCATTATTAAATTTACCATCAAACCCCAAAACAAAAGTATTTTCCAAACTATAAGAAGAAATTATCCTATTCCTTTCTGTGTTGGTTGCGCTGTCGTGCCATTTACAGACAGCAAATACAGTATAGTTATTACTAGCGTCAGCTAATGGACTTGTTTCGGTTTGGTAAACGAATCTTGCTTTCTGAGTGGTCGTAAATGAAACACCATAAGTTCCATTCGGGCTTTGCTCTGAATATGTTGATCCGTATGTTGGCTTGTTAGCACTTCCATTTGGAGATGCGTAAGTTCCATTTCCTAAAACGCATTTTATAGTTGATCCAGCTACAGTATTGGGCCAATTAGTTACTGATCCTGTTGAAGTGGTTAAAGAAGCATTACTTGCGTCAAACTGAGCAATTAGTCCATCTGTAATTGGAGGGTTAACATTGTCTGAATTTGTATATACGTTATTTTCTCCAACAAAGAAATCTGTTGTAATTACTTTATCAGTCTTAGCGAATGAATTAGTGGCTGTAATTGAAAGCGGAGTCGTATTTCCATAGGTTTTTGTTATTGGATCATAATTAGCAGGAACCTTAACCTTTAATAGTTTAACATCATAAGATCTTTCTGGAATCTTTGAGAAATAGGCAGCATTAAACTTAGAAGTTACAATAGCAGAATTCGTATATCTAAACGAAGAAGAATATATTTCAGTAATGCTTTCTAGATTTATAAAAGAAGCTCTTGAAGAATAAGTGTCTTCTGGAGTAATCTTTAATACTGATATATCCCAACCTAACCAATTTTCATTTTCGTTCAATGATAGAAACTTGGAAGAGGTGTCAAAAATAATTTGTTTAGAATATCCTTGAGTAATTTTTCCTTTCGACTCTAGTTCGAATATTTGAGGGAAAGTGTCCACTGTGACAGCTAAGTCTTTAGAATCATCAATTACTTTGGCTTTGTCTGAAATTAGATCAAGTACTGCGGAGTTGCTATTATAGCCTTCTTTGTAAATTGGCGAAATTCTAATTCTTATTTTAAAGTTATGACGGATTACAGAACCCACCCCAGCATCTAATGTTTGTCCATTAGTTAATTCAACATCTCTACTTGCTGGATCTAATGTAAATGTGCTGCTGCTTTGATTGGCACTTGTTACTCCTTCTATTTTTAAAGTGCCTTCTGATATTGGTTTTAAATCCTGATATTTTAAACTGACATAAAGAGAAGAAATTCTAAAATTAAGAGAAATCTTTTTGCATTCCCTGTTTAAAATGCGATAAGTTCTTTGATAATCAAGAGTTTCATCTTCAGTTGAAGCTAGTAGATTTGGACCTCTAAGTCTCTCTCCTATTGAGCGGATATAAGAAACATTGTCAAACTCTCCTCCAGATGAAGTCCCTTCTGGGGTTCCATTAGTTGCTTGAATGTTTATTTGCTGGAAGTTGTATTTATCTTGGCTGTCTAAAAGAGGGGTTTGATTCCATTGAACTGATCTTAAATATTTTGATTCTCCATCGCTACCCACAACTGATGGGTATTCATTATAAGTAACTTTTTTAAATCCTAGGTCTCCAACTTGACCTGAAAAGCTATATTGTCCCTCAAGAAGACCTTCAATTGGTCCCTCTGACAAAAGATCTTTTACTTTAGCAAATTGGTATACGTTATAAGTAAGTCCATCATATACAAATCCTTCAGCATCTTCATATGCAGCAGTTGGCGTTGGGGCTGCACTTGCTCCACCTCCACCTCCACCAAAACCTTTTATGTATTTAAAATCTTCAAGATTGTTCATTTTATATATTATTTATTTGAGCTTTTACGTCTGCTGCCGTTGATTTATTATCTAACTCAATGTTATTGACAGATACTTCAACTGTCTGAGATCCTATTTTCATTCTACCGTAACCAATTGGAACTGGACCGCCTTCTCCAAGAATGTTAGAAGGTCCATCAAATAAGTAGTTTGGCTTGCTGCCGTCTTCTTGTATTTTTCTAAAATCATCAAATTTTGGAGGCGACATCATTAATAATGTAATACCTGTTACAGCTAATCCTATACCTGCTCCAATCATCGCTCCTGCAATCGTTGCGCTTGTTGTAGAACCAGCAACAAAGCCTAATGCAGCAGGTGCAAAAACGCCTGTAGCTATTAACAAAACGCCAAGAACTAAAGCTAAGACTCCTTTGGTTGTATTGTTTCCGCCTCCCCCACCAGCACCCCTAATAATTGGAACGATATCTAAGGTTTCTAGCTTTTCATTAATCATTACTAATTCAGAATTGAGAATAGAGTCTGGTTTTTCTAGAGAAATATTTTCTGGATTCATTATTTCTCTCTTATTAACAAGCACTTTGTACTCTACGCTTTTTTCTGCTGCTCCTATTAGATATTTTAAGAGCTTGCCTTTAGACAAGACCTGAATAGCTCGCAATGCTTCCTTTATGGAATTTACTTTTAAATTCCAACTTTCTCTTCCTACTTGTTCTGCTATTTCTCCGTGTAAGGTAATACTAGTCATAAAGGTGATGTCTCATTATATAAATTACCCATTTTTTGTATTGGTTAGAAAGCTTTTCGGTAAGAGAACGCTTATTTCCGGGATGATGCAAAATAGTGTCTTCTCCAATATAAACAGCGCAGTGTATTGGAAAATTATAAGCTTTTGTTCTCATTATTAGAACATCATTCTTTTTAAAATCAAAAACTTCTTTAAATCCGTTATATTCAAAATACCTTTTTAAGTAATTATCTTTTTCTTTTAATGCTCCTTCTTCGTCTATAAATCTCTTGGTCGAGACCTCGTTATATTCTTCTTCAGATACAGATTCTTTTAGAACTTCTAATTCTGGGCATAGATGGATATTTAAATCGTGACAGAAATAATCTTTTACTAGCCAAAGGCAATCAGCAAATCCTAAAAGGAAAGGTCTTTTAGTGTATTGGATTTTGTATCCATTGGGATAATAGTTATGGAAAGTTCCGCTCTGTTTATTGTAAACTATACAAGGTAAACCTAGTCTTTCCGAAACAATTATATCTGCATCAGAAATAGAATCAAAATTAATATGAGAATGATAATAAGCCGCAAAATTAGATTGGCTATAAATATCCATCGCAAATTCAGTAGCTGAATTAATAAGGTTATCTTTCTTTTGTACCTCTAGTCCGTTATCTGTATGTACTAAAACGCCACATACTTCATTATTAGAAGTATTAGCGTGTTCTATGATTTTATTTTTAAGCTCTTCTGTTAGCATAATTGTTTACTCCTTGCAAAACAATAGATTCTTCTCTTCTCTGCGTCTGTTAGTTTTTCTATTACTGACTTTTTATTTCTTGGTTGATGTAGGATATAACCTTGTTCAAGGTAAATACCAAAATGAGAAGGATAGTTATCTAAATACTTGAACACAATAATATCATGTTTTTTAGCGTTTTCTATACCTTCTATTTTAATGAAGTTTTCTTTTTCAAAAAACTTATCAAAGTCCTCTGATTCACAAAACGCGATCAACTTGTTTTTAACAAATTCTGGATAGTTTTTGTCCCAATCTGCGCCTCTTTCGTAATGAAAAATTTTAACTCCAAATTCTTCGTTATAGTAATTTTCTACTATTGATAAACAGTCAGATTGATTTATAACAAAGTTTTTATTTATGTATTTATTATAGTAGTTTTCTGGAGAATATTCTTCAAAAGAGTCTTTTTTTAGTATATATACTACATTCTTTAGATTAAGTTTATGGCTTATTTGTTTGTCTAGTTCTGAAAAAGAGTTATCTTGTATGCAGTGTGAATGATAAATTCCAGTAATTCTGCCATTCATCGTTGCTTTCAAGTAGTCCATTTGACATACAATGAATTCGTTTTCTTTATCTTGGGCAACATTCCTGCATGGAAATGCTTCTAGGATATTTTTTCTATTCAGCACTAAAAGACCGCAGCATTCTTCAGGATTTTCCTTTAGTGCGTGTTCTTTTATTTTTGCTTTTATTTCATCCGAAACCATTACAATGCTCCTCTATTGTAATTAGATACTCCATAGAATCCGCCAAAAGGTAAAGCATTTTCTCCAAATCTAATCTTACATCCTTTTATACTCTTAGAGCATTGGTCAGCTATCCAGTATTGTCCATTTGGAGGTGGGATATTCATGGGAACGTTTGTCTTGGCAACAAAATAGAAATTAATATTTTTCTTATTAATAACTACTACGTCGCCTTTGTTATAAGTTGTTGAGAGTTTCCAAGATTCTATTTTATTAGTTCCTACTGTTGTGCCAGAAAAGATTGGCATCTTTGAGATTATTTGATCATCTTCAGTGGCGCAAACAGGAGCTTTTTCTCCAGTAGAATCGCTTTTATTTGGTATTGGAGTTATAGTGCCATGAGTATCTTCAGTTAGTTTTTCTTTATATTCATAGAGACAGCCTTCTCCTCTATATTGCCAAGGACAAATATAACTTAATACTCTTCGTTTAGGGAGTTTAGCTCTGTCTAGATCTATAGCACTTGATAGTTCAAATTGAATACTATTTTTGTTTTCAGAAGATTTTCTATCAAAATAATAAATATCCCTAGGAAACTCGCAATTAGGATCAGGATCAAATCCTTCTGGTATTATAAGTCTATCTGGCGACAGAGGAGAGGTTCCGTCGTTTTGATAGAAATTTGATCTGTCAAGAAATTTAGCAAATGTTCTAATTCTAGTAAACTTAGCTCCAATTAAATCTCCAAAATTAACAGTTCCTCTAAATAAGCTAAACACATCAAGCATATCATCAGAAAAACTGATCTGAACTTTAGGCTTAGGAAATACGCCTCTTGAAGCTATTTCAAAACCCTCTGTAGAAAGCGGAGCAGGTAGATACGCATTTCCTTTCCAGTAAATGATGTTTCTTCCGAGCTTTAAATTATTATGAAGGCGAATTACCCTATAATTAAAAACACCAGTTTCTGCTCCCGGCAATGATATTTGAAAATTCTTAATGTTAACTACAAACTGAGAAGCAGTATCAAATCCAATTTCAGTTAAGTCTACTTCAAATAAAGAAATTATCGAAGAAGGCTCAAGAGAAAAGAACTCTCTGTTTACTTTTAAAGATGAATCTTTGTCTTGTTGAGTAGCCATAGGATTATGCTGGTACTTCTTCGAACGTAGCCTTTATGGAAAAGTTATTAAAAAATGGATTAGATGAACTCCATCTTCTACAAACAAATAGCTTGGCATCAGTTGATGCAACTGAATAAGGCGCAGATGGGTAGTAAATGAAAGCTGTTTTCGCAGATCTAGCACTTAAAAAGTGCAGTATTGCAGTACATTCATCTAGAGTTAATCCATCAAAGTTTAATTCAAAATTAAGAAGATTAAAGTTTATTTGATCGCTAACTCTCTTTTCGTATCCATCTCCATATTTTATTACATTAACTTTGGGATCAAAATTTGCTTGAGTTTGATAAGAAGGCTTCCAAATAAACAAAGGGTAGTCTTTCTTGACGACTGGGTGTTGAAAATATCCTCCCCAGTAAGCATCAGTATTAGAGATTACATTAGAATAGACTGGAGGATTATTTGTGGGTACGCCAGCTTTGGCATAATAGTATCGATTATCTGTATACACAATAATGTCATGCTTATTGTATGCGACAGAATTGCTCCATGAGCTAATATTAAAAATTGAACTAGACATACCTTTTACCTTTTACCAACTTATTATTACACTTTTTTGTGTAAATAATAAAATAAGATGGCATTATCTCGACTAAATAAGCAGAACTTGGATTTTTACTTGAATCAAAGCCAAGTTCATGGCGTTCAGGAGATTCAGGCTTCCTATCAAATGCCAGTTCAACATACCAAATATCTTGGTATGAATAGCAGCTTTTACACTCCAGAAGGAGCAAAGGCTGCTAATTTGTCTGTGACTAGTTTATTAACAACGTCCAATGATTTTCTTGGTTGCACAGGGGAAGCTGGAAATTATGGCTTCGTAACCAAGAAGGCTAATCCTAGTTCTAATATCCTATTTGGATTTCAAAGTGGATATTTAACTTCTTATACTTGCGGTGCCCAAATCGGAGAAATTCCTACTGTTAGAGCAGATTTTCAAATTTTTAATGATGCTGGTTCAATTTCTTCGGCGGGTTCTTTTAATCAAACTAGCTCAACAGCATTGGTAAACTCAAACACTATTGATATAGGAATAAATGATTTCACAACAAATAGAGTCAATTCTTTCAATTTAAGCATAGCAGTTAATAGAAATCCCGCCTATTACTTAGGCTCTTCCACTCCTTTTTCTGTTAAAAGTATTTACCCTCTTGAAGTGAGTTGTGATTTTAATATAGCTCAAGACAACTATGTGCTTCAAAAGCTGTCTGATTTGTCTTATAACTTGAAGAATATAAGTAATTTTTATATTAACACTAAAGATTTTAATGGTAATTCAGTAAACTTTAATTTTGGAAGTTCGTTATGTTATTTCATTGACGTTTCCGAAGACTTCTCTGCTAGTGTAAATTCTCCTGTAGGAATAACGGTAAGGTACAGGGGCTATCTGAAATAAGGCAAAAGGATGAAATATTTTAATGAGTGTGAAGTAATATTTAATTCGCGTTTTGGGTCAGGACTAGTTCTGGCTCAGAATACTTCTATTGGAGTAAATAGAAACATAAATTCTACTTATGTAATCGGAAGACAAAACTCGTCTCAGATGTTTAAAACTAAAGCAGATGAGACTAATATTGAGTTTACTTATTTTCCAAACATCTCTGATCCTATATATAAATGTTTCGATTACATAAAAACAGGAATTTTTACTGGTAGCTTTCCTGAAGCAGTTGTTCCTGTTCAGGTTGTTTTGGCAGGGGTAAGTGGGTCTTTTTATCCTTCTAGATATTCATTGACAGTAAATCCTAATTCAAAAGTACAAGCTTCTGTTTCTCTTTCTAGTTTTTCTAATCTTTCTGGAAGTATTAATGACAAAACTGCAATTAATAATTTAGCCAGCGGATCAGGCATAGCTCATTCGTGGAATGCTAAAGTCTCAGGAACAGCCGCTCTTTATAATGTTTTAGACTTCAACTACGGCATCTCTATCAACTGGAATCCAATTTATTCAGTCGGTCAACAAAGACCAAGACAAGTTGATTTGTCCGCTGGAGAAGAAACGTTTGATTTTACTGTAGAAAATTTTAATTCAAATTTCTCTAACGCAGACTTATCAACAGCAGAAAACGCCAAGATAAACATAACTACTTTTGGCGATCAATCAATAATGATTATCAACACTTCAGGAAGTAAGATTGACTCTTCCAATCTATCAATTAATATTGACGATTTCGCTAAAAATAAAATATCATTAAAAAGGAGTTTCTAAATGTTTTTCAACTATAAAAATTGCACATTTAAGCTAAGTGGCGTAGACATACTAGCCACTAATGTAAATATGTCTCTTGATTCAAGTAACACTCCTGTTTATAATGAAGAATTTAAAAAGAACTCTTATACATATTCTCCAGAAGATACAGTAGATACAAGTTTTTCTATTTCTTATTACTTGACAGGAAAAGACTTTGTTAAGGAATATCTTTTAGGCGCAAATTCTGAGCAGGGTATTTCTGGAAATTTTTGTGGTCTATATTTCCAAAGTGGTTACGTTACAAGCTATTCTATAAAAGGGTCTCCAGATTCTTTAGCTAAAGTAGATCTTGAGCTTAAAGTTTTTGAAACATTAAAAGGCTCTTTTTCTCCTACTGCCCCGGCCAATGTGCCAGAAATTACACCCTTAAATTTTTCAAATTTTTATCTGTCTGGAAATCTAGATGGTACTGCTTTTGATTCTAACGGTTATAATTTTACAAATTTTAGCTATCAATACCAAAGAGAGGTCCAGAAGTACAATAAAGAAGGAGCTTCTACTTTTGATCAAAGCGGTAGGGCTTATCTTGGAAAGAGGTCTCAATCGGTTTCTTTTGAGATAGATAACTTTAATGTTTCTCTCCCATATTCTGGAGTTCCTTGCGACTTTTATATTTCGCTTCAAACAGGGGCAGTTCCTCTTGATACATTGTCTTTTGCGGGAATAATTTCCTCTAAAAGATCTTCTGTCGAGTCTCAAGGATACATAAGATCTGAGTTTTCTTTAAAACAAGACTTCTCGCATTTTAGACCAGCAATAACTGATTTCACTCCAAGAGTTATATTGCCCGGAGCCACCGTGACAATAAATGGAAGTAATTTTATAAACGTTAAAAGGATTCTTTTTGGAAACACAGAGGCAGCTTCTTTTACTCCGGTTTCTACTTCTTTGCTTACTGCGGTTGCTCCTACAAGTTTAAAAGGTGCTGCTGCTATTTTCATAGAGACAGAAGAGACGACTTCTTCTTCTATTTTTAACTTTAAAACAAGTGTATCTGTTAATGATATAAGATTATCTACGCAGTTTCAAGGATTATAATATGCCAAGCTACAATACAGGTTTAATAAATCAAAAGATGCGCGTCACGGGCGCGGGTCTTTATGCAGTAAGTGGATTGCAGCTTCCCGGTGCTGGCTTCATTGATTTTTCTTATTACGACGCTTCACCAGAATATATTGAATTTAACGTTCCAGAAAATGTAGCTTTTGGTCAGGCTAAATTTTATTTTATTACTGGAAATTCGGTCTCTTCTCCAATGTATGTAAGTGGAGTAGACTTTTTTCCAATACCAAGATTGGATGCCATAATACCACAAACACAAGAGGTTGGTCAATTTGTTGCAGTAAGTGGCAAATCATTAAGTGGCGTACAATATGTATCCTTTAATAATATCACTGGAACAAATCTATCTTATCAACCAGATAGCGGCGTTCTATTAGTTAAGGTTCCAAGTGGTTATACAACAGGTCCAATTAGAGTTAGCGGTTATAATAATACTGGAATAGTTTCCGTAGCTAGTGATTTTAATTTTTATGGTCGCATTTATATAAGTGGATTTAGTGATAATCTGCCATATGAAGGAGACATACTTAGAATATCTGGAAATAATTTTAACTTGTCTTATGTAAATCAAAGCTACTTCCCTGTCAACTTTACTACTTCTGTAGACAATGGAGTTACTGGATTTGTGACTGCTCCTTTTACTGGAGGTGGAGATATTATTTCGGGCGTTGTTCCTGTAAATGCTAATGCTGGATTTGTAACAATAAATTCAAAAGACGACACTACTTTTACTTCCAGAAATCAAATAACTGTTCTTAAAGCTCCTGTTGTATTTAATGCTTTAAATTACTATTTAAATTCTGGACAATCTAATATTGCCATCGGTAAAAACTTTAATTACGCTACTGGAATTACTCTAAGCGGACTAAACTATAGACAACCAAAAACTATATTAAATAGCGGAGTTAGAAGTTCTCAAGTTGGGCTTTTTGGTAGATCTTTACTGTTTAGCGGAAGTTCTTATCTGCAAATTCCTTCTCCTTCTGGTGGTGATTTTAGTTTTGGAGCAGATCCATTTACTATAGAATTTTCAGTTAATCCATTGCCATACACTTCAACTCCAAGAATTGATATGTTCCAAGATCAAGGATGGGATGGAAATGGTTTTTATTTTTATAAAGCTGCTGCAAGCACTAATTGGACATTTTACGCTAGTAATTCAGCTAAAGCTACAATTGCGACTTCTTTGATTCCAGCAAATCAATGGACTAAAGTAATAATATCTAGAACTTCTGCAAATGGTGATACATTTGTGGCAATAAGCGGTACTAATAGGCAATCTTTTTCTACTGTTTCTGCTGGAACTCCTTATACAATAACAGCGGGTAGCGGCTTATTTATTGGAACTCATAATACGGGTTCTTATGGAGCTTATGGAGTAAATCCATTTTCTGGATATATAGAAGATTTCAGAATTATTAAAGGTGCTGGATTATATAGTTCTATTGGTCAAGTAATGACTGGTTCTGGATTATTTGATACTCAAAATACAGTTATATTGCTGCAAGGTAATTATTCTGATTATGATTATAGAGGAGATAGAACTCAACTATCTAAGATTAGAGACATATCTGGTTATGTAGAAGATTACAATTATGGACTTTATAACAAGGTATTTCCAATCTCTGCTTTTGTAAAAAACTCTGTTGGTTCTAGTTTAACTTTTACTGGAACGAATGCTGATGCTGGATGTTACGATATTACGATAAAAAATTCAGGAGGAAGAGACTTCTTGTTTAAGAATTTTGAAATAATAAAAGCAGATCCAATGATAAAAAATGTTTCTACATTTGAAAATTACATTGGCGGTTCAGTAGAAATCATTGGTCACAATATGTATCCAGAAACGCAAATTCTTTTCCAAGACACTGGAGACGCTAATTCATTAGTTGAGGCTACAGAAAATTCAAATAGCTATTCTTATCAATCGACATTTAGAAACGCAAAAGATTTAACAGCTTCTAGCTCTGTAAGAATAAGCAACAATACGTCAAAATATGACGACAGAAGCTTCTTATTTTCTGGAAGCCCCGGACCATACATTAAGTTTTCTATTACTGGTCAATCTCCAAACATTCCTTTAAGCTATGGAAACACTTTTGCAGTGGAGTTAGACTTTAGACCATTGGCTAGTTTTTCTTCTTCAGATAAAAAATTCTTGATAGGTAGTCAAAGTGGATTAAATGTCTTTGTCACTTCTAATCAATTAGTCGTGTCTGGTATTGATTGGGATGGATTTAATTCAAACTTTTCTGGACAAATAAATACAAGCGACTGGAATCGACTTTCAATTTGTAAGAGCTACTTTAATAGAAGCAGTATTAGTGGAAAGATATTATTGAATGGCGCACCAATTAATTTATCTGGAATTAATTACAATTTGAACTTTGCTACTTCTAATCTTGATTTTAGTTTAAATGCCGACAAGAGTTTAACAAATCCAGTTTTTGATATTTATATTGGAAGAGATTATGCAAATACTCCTGCTAATTATTGGAGCGGTTATATAGATGAAGTTAGAGTTGTAAGAGAAAATCCTTATCAATATTCTAATTTTGCTCCTATTAGGAGAGCCAGAAATAATTCAAATACAGAGGTTTTAATTCATGCAAATGCTGACTTAATAGATGATAACGTTAGGACTTTCGGTTATTTAAGTCTTAATACTCCTAACTTATCTTCAACTAGAAAAACTAATTTAGTATTAGATAACACATATTCTAGAATTACTGGTGGGTTTGATAAACAATTCACATTCCTTAAAACTCCAACAATAACAGGAATATATCCCGCATTATTAACCCAAGGTCAGCCAGCAACTGGATACGGAAGCGACATCTACTATGTAGGTTCAATTAACATAGGAAGTTATCCTGTTAGCAATTATACTATATCTCAAGATGGTTCAGAGTTTTCTCAAAGAATAGTATTTACTGTTCCTGATTTTGCTCAAAGCGGCGATTCTCTTTCTATCAATTCTAATTACTATAATTATACTTATCCAAGTGGTTTGCCTATAGCGAGCGGAACTCTTGTTGTAGATGGATTTTCTCCAATAACTGGGGTCGCAAATACTTTAATTACCCTATCTGGAAAATTTTTAAATACAGTTACTTCTATAGAACTAGGCAGACAAGATGGTGCTTACAAGGTAATTACAGCTTTTAGAAGGCAAAGCATTAGCGGATTAAGCTTTTTCATTCCTCAAGTTTATGATATTACAGATGGTCCAATAGTTGTTAATGGTAGTACAAGAGTAACTACGACAGATTCTTTAACTTTTATTAACCCTATTATCTCAAAAATAACTCCAAACTCTGCTTATTTTAATGATTCAATAACTCTGTCTGGTAGTAATTTAAGTAGTCTTGATTTTTATGGCGTTGGATTTAATAATGAAATAATAAAATATCCTCATGTTGTAGCTCCTACTTCAACTGGAGCTTTGATAAGAGTGCCGAGAGATGTAAAGAAAGGGGTTTTTAGATTTTTTAATTCAGGCACCACTGTTGAAATAAAAGGATTTTCTCCTTCATTTAATCCAAGCACAACTGTTTCTGGTTCAAATACTGATACTTATAGAACTAGAGATATTATATTAGTTACAGGAATCAATGCTCATAATTTTCAAACAAGAGACCTTTACATTAGTGGATTTAATAATCTAACAAATAAAACAGGTCAGTATTTAATTTCTCAAGCAATGTCAGTTGCTGACATCTCTACCCTTTCTGGATTAGCTCAACCTTATACTGGATACTCTATTCTTTCTGGAAATTTAAATATTGTATCAGACGTTTCTTCTCAAATACCTGACTTAGGATTGCTACTCAGTGGTTCAGATACGATTGGCATTGGAACCACAGTAAGTTCAAATAGTTACATAACTTTAGATGGATATGTTGGAAGTGGTCAGATATTTTTCCAAAGAAATAGCTTTGATGCAGATAACATGTACAAAACTATCACAATTAAAGCTCCATCTATTTCTACTTCATCTTTAAACATTCTAACAGGTACATATAGATCACTAATTACTTTAACTGGAGAAAATCTTAATTATGTAACAGGAATTAAATTTGAGGGAGTTGGTACTCTTGCTAGAGGAGCTTCTGGAGCAATAGCTACGTCTTTCCCTTATTTAGCAGTTAATTATAAATCAGGAATAACAGTAGTAACTGATTCTAGAGACTTAAATAGTAGTGTTATTTATAAAGATTATGGTCAGTTAAAATTCTATCCTCCATCAATGGCAGGAAAGAATTTACATGGCAAAGACGTAGAAGACATAAGGCCAATCTCTGGAATGTTCTATCTCCAAACTTATTTAGGAGAAGAGTATCCTGTTACTGGTAATTTTAATTATATTCCATTCATCTCAATCAATGACGCTTATCTAAACAATAACTTAACATATAGACTAGATGGAACAACTCAGGTTAGCGGATGGGATGGCTCTGTTATTACTTTCAATGGTGAAGGAGTTAGGTATTTGACTGGTGTTAACTTTTTTACAAAAGTAAATGGAGTGCTAGTAGAAAATTTCCCAACAGTCTTCCAATTTAATAAAAAACAGGCAAAGATAAATTTCTTTAATTCTGCTGGCGGAAATATTACTGGATACAGTATTATTAGTGGAGGTGCTGGTTATGCATCATCTGCAATATCAATAGGCTTTACAGATGGAGGAGCAGGAGTTCCAACTGCAAACGCTTTAGTTTCTTTCATGCCTCCATATGTTGGTCAAGTTACAGGAGTAGATATAATATTTAATCCAACTTCTTCTACTCCAAATTTCTGGCAAGGCAATAACGCTATAGTATCAAATCCTTCTTCTGGGTTTATATTAAAAAATCCACCTGCGAACTTAATTTTTTCTGGAAACAACTTTGCTGCACAAAGTGGAGATGGTTCTAAATACTATGCTTATTATAGCCCGTCAGTTACGTTTCCATTGGATAACGGTTTCGTGGTTGGTGAAAAACTAGACATGAGATTAGCTAACTATGGAGCAGTTTATGAAACAACAGATCAGCCATTTTTAACTATTCAAAATCCAAATAACTTCGCAAGAATAGCTGATATTATTTTAACGGGTAATCAATATGTTGGTAAAAATAATTTAACACTTAGATATGATGAGATTTATTCTAATGACGATGCTGATTTTAATAGCATGGATTTACAATTAAAAACCTCAATCCTTTATCCCACTGGGTATAACGGAAAGAGGTTTATGCTTACCACAACTAAACCTTCCAAGAATGGAAAATATTTAAGAGTAGATTTTTCTACCAATATTCCTCCGTCTGGAGATTACGTCATTGCAAATGATCCAATTGACTCTAAATACTTAAAACTTAGAATTGAAACTATTAATTCAGAAGCTTCTCTATTTAAAGGATTAGGAACAGTAAGCTCTTCAAGTAAAATATTTGCAGGTTCAGTAGGAGCAGGTTCTAGCTCGCCCGGAATCGGAGTTTCTTAATTACTTAAGCTTTTGAATTCTTTCAATCAATTCAAAGATTTTAATCTTTGGAATGTCAGCTATTGACATAAGAGAATCAGCGTTAGTATAGTTTTCTTTAATCAATTTTTCTTTAAGCTTCGTAAAAGTAACGCTCTTCTCTTTCATTACTTTTTCAAGAATAGCATGAGGCTCAAAGATGGCTGAAGACTCGGCGGAATCATCAACAACATTGTTCTTCGACTTGCCAATTTCATCTTGACCAACGATGTTGATCTTTAAGAAGTTTCGGACGCAGCGAATAAACGCTCTATTTTCGGCAATTGGACCCAAGAAATGACGAGCAAAGTCCTTAGTGTTACCGGGAGAAGCATCTCCAATAGAAGAAAATGTAATGCAATTTCCTTCTGTTTCATAGTTTGAAATCCAGTCTATTTTACAAACTGCTACTACATAGTCTGAACTTGGAGAGGTTACGGTGTAATCAACAGAGTGAAATCCTCTAAGTTGTGCTACATATTTAATTCCAGCTAGAAGGATGAGTAGATCTTTATCTTCTAGCTTAGTAACATCAGTTTCATTGGTCTTATCCCTGTTTGGAACAAGGAATTCTGGCTTGATCATTTTTCGCCAGTTAATAGAACCGTCATCATTAAAGTGATATTCTACACCTTCAATGAGACCTTCAGAGGAACGAACAAGTTTCTTTACAGTATTCACATAGATATACTATGCCGAAACTGCGGACTTATCAACTCTAAAAATCCAGAAATTCTCAACCTCTTTCCAGAACTCTGGACAGTCGATAACGGGTTCAGCAAGCTGCTTTGCTTCAATTCCATTTTTTAAAGAAGATTCACTCAAGTAAACTTTGCCATTACTAATTAATCTCTTGTTTGATTTATAGAAAGCGTTGGAAGTATATTCGATGCCAGTTTTCTTTTTTAGATTAATTGGCATTTGAGTAATATGCTCTTGTTCAAGGTATTTAAGTTTAATTTCTTCTAATTCCTTGCCTTCTAAATAAGTAAACAATTGATAAGAAATATTACTAGATGCTAAAAAGTCTGCAAATCCTATGTTGTTGTTTTCTTTAATTTCGTAAAAAATTCTTCCAATATTATTTTTATTATTAATAATAATATTTGGATCAATAGGTTTGTCTGTGATTATAAAGCATTGACAAACTTGAAGCTGTTCGTTGAGGAATTTCTCGTTATGCTCCAAGTCCATTCTAACAACAATATTATTAGAATTAAACTGTTTTGGGTTTACAATTTGATTAGGCACCATTTCTAATCTCATGTTATTGTATTCGGTGCCGAAATAAAGAGTTTGGATAGAGTTGTTATGAGGGATGCCTAGTAATTTTAGAATACTATTAGCAATATGCTCTGGCTTTATTGAATTGATTGTTTTGGGATTCTCCTCAAAAGAAAACGTTGGCTTGTTAGTCCTCTTCGGCTCAAGCAAAATATGGTCTTTAGGGTCTCCGAAGAAAGGCTTCACGCAATTGATGTAGTTATTGGAATACAATGCTACAATCTTTTTACCATAACCAGAAGCAATATGAGTAGGGAAGCTATCTGCTCCAAAATGAAGAAGTGAGTCTTTTAGAACGAAAGCTGTTTGATTAATATTAGTTAATCCAACAAAACTTAGAACATTGCTGTAAACCTTTTCTTTGTCTTGTCCAAGCTGGATAATTTTTATTCCTTTTTCATTTAGAATAGGAAAAATAAGATTAACTACTTCCTGCCAATAATCATAAGTCTTTGAAGGCTTAGAGCTTGGATGAAAAGTGATATATTTGTCAGCGGTAACAGGAAAAAATTTTTCGTAGATATAAGGCTTCTTAATCTTAACTCCAGAAGCTAGAGAATATTGCTCTAAAAGGTGCATATTATTTAATATCGAATGCGATCTTGTCTTTGCCGTTATGAAGATAGTTTAGCATTTTTTGAGTACCTATGTGAGGCAAGAAAGCTATTTCAAAATACCCCTGATGGTCTCCATATCCTTCTAGCCACAGCAAGCTATCCATTTGAGGAATATATTCTATAATTCTATGGACATAAGGATTACCTTCGATGATAGAGAAATAATCTTTCTTAGTGGCGAAGTATAGATTATGGTCAGGATAGGTTTCTTTTATTGACTCAAGAAGAGCGGTACAGAGATAAATATCTCCAATGCTTTCTGGCATTACAAAAAGAATTCTCTTTCCTTTGTCATTAGGATCTAGAATTTCTTCAAAATCAATTTTCCTATTTTTTTGATTTTCTTGTGCGGCTACTTGGCGGAAATAGTTTTCAACATTCTGGCGGCTTTCTCCTTCAGAAAGTTTTTTCATCCAATGCTTGTATCCATCATCATTCTGATTGACCTGCTTCATCTTCAGAATATTATGATACATGAAGATTAGCCATTCTCCATTATCGGTAATATTTGGGACGCTGGCATTAGGGTCTTTTTCTTCTTCCTTCAAGGAGAAGTCATAAGATGTGAAAGGAATAGAGTCGATATACTGTTCGAACATCTTTCCAATAACAGGAACAGAATAGTTTTCTATAGCCCATTTTCTAGCCTTTTGACCCATTTGTCTCTTTTCAGACTCTGGCATCTTGTAGACATGATACAACTGTTTTGCTATAGACTGAGGATAAGTAGAAGCTTTTCTAAACTGAGTGCCATGCTCTCTATACTCTGACCATTCAAGAGCAATAGAAGCAGCATCAGGGTGACACATATCTTCTCCGCAACTATAGTTAGTTACTAAAGTTACAAGCTCACAATATTTTGCTTCTTGGATTGGAATCTCTTGTCCGCCGCTAGTAAACGGATGACAATAAACATCCATCAAATTATAAACCTCACACAACTGTTCTTCGGTTACACCAAATCCAGTATTTGTTGTAGAACAGCTTTTATCAGAATTACAAGATGGACACTTTAATTCTTGGCCTTGAAAAGGCGTAATGAAGTAATTTTTACATTTATTGCAAACATAAGTCGTATAGATATCTTTTTTATCTATTTGATATTCGTCTGCAAGCTTATGAATATCCCAGCCTTCGCCCCAATGAGTATGGAGTAATAGCTTTGCGTTTTTTACATCGGGATGATTTTTAGTAAAGTCTCTAAAACCTTCTAACAGGTTAGGTACAGACTTGCGAAGTTGATTTCTAAATACGAAACCGACAATAAAAGAATCACTAAGACCAAAACGTGCCTTAAGTTGCTTCTTTTTCTCGGCTCCCAAATAACTAAATTTAGAATGATTTACTGGACCATGCATGGTTCTGGCATTATTGATGCCAATTTTATGCATTTCTTTTGTAGCAAACTCACTCCAGATCCAGTATTGAGAAGACTTTTTTGCTTGATTTATTGCTTCATCATAGATCGGAAGAGAATCAAGGGTAACCCAAAGAAGAGAAGTGATATTCTTATACCAGTGTTTATTATAGTATTGAGTGAAAGCCCAAGGATCTTGCGCTCCAATCCAAATATCAGGCTTCTCTTCCTTGATTACTTGATCAATATAATAAGATCCATAGGATACATCTCTAGCGAGGGCGGGATCAGCATTTATCCTATTGATCTCATTGGGATCGGTAGGGACACTTCCAAGACTCTTCCAAGGAGTCTTGGATAAAGCGGGAGAACCCACTTGGGTTCCCCCGCAGTAATGGATAATATCATACTTACCAGTGTTATACAGGTAAGAGACTAGTTCCTTCGCTGCCCTACCGAATCCAGTTTTAGCGAGGCACCAATCCGTTTGAATTACTATCTTTTTCTTTCGCATTAGAATACGAGTTCTTCTGCTTGAGCCTCTGCTTCAGTTTGGGCAGCAGTTTGATTTAGTTGAATTTTATTATAAGCTGGCTTCTTTGGGGCTTCCTCTTCTTGAGCCTCCTTTGGGGCTGAAGCGGCTTTGTCTTGAGCATAGAAAGAGTTTCTGATAAACTCTTGCAAGAACTCTTTGACGAGAATTGCTTCTGCAAAAGTGAAGCCAATCAAAAAGCTAACCTTATTAACTGAATCTCCCTTTTGCTCCTTTGAGGCATTGAAAGAAAATCCAATCTGATTATTGTCTCTGAGATACGGGCAGAATTTGCCCATTGCATTTGAGTTAGGAGCGGTATGATAGAACTTGTACTCAGCATTTCTGTTGATTGCATCTACGATACCTGCTGCTTCGACTGCATTAAACTTTAATACAGTAGTCTTCTCTGGGTTCTTTGCGTTCTCACGAAAAGACCCAAGCTTCTTGGCTTCGTTCCAAGAGTGCTGCTTGATAAAATTAACAAACAAAGAGGTATCCTTCGTTTGAAAAGAGCAAGCGGTTCCAGTTACTTTTGCATTTCCCTTATAAAATTGTAGGTTCATTCAGACATTATTTTGCCTGAAAAAACGTGATTTATCAATTATTTTTTTCGGCTTTTAATTGGGAAAGCTTAGTGTAAACTGTATGAGTTTGAATGGCGACAAGTCTTGCAAATACAGAGTCTCCAAACTTCTGTCCAGTAACGATAACGATATCTTCTTCTTTTGGCATTCTATTATTCAGATTCTGCATATCATCGATCTTGTCAGAGAAGATCATGACGTTGACTGATGCAGTTTCATCTGAGATTTGCATCTTGAAGTATCTAGTCTTCTTCTCTCTTGAAACTCCTGACTTACACTCTTGAATAACTCCAATAAATGAGACTTCATCTTTCTCGGCAAAGTCCGCGATGTCTTTAATGTAAACTAGATCATCTTTCTTTGAAATAAAAACTTCTCTCAGTTTATTTCTGACGCTATATCCAATAATAGAATTCTCATAAAACCAATTAGCAAAACTCTCTGACTTGCTATTGATTTCATAGATCTTTTTATAGGGATCTGCTTTGGTTCGCAGGGTCTGAAGTCTTGATTCTTTAATATAAGGTTTGCCTTGAACATCCTTATTGTCCTTCATGTGCATAAGGATTTTAACTAAGTCATAATCAAAAGTCTCACCAAATAGCTTTGCATTAATCTTCTCCTTATTAGTTAAGACGTTCCAAAGCTGGGCTTCATATACTATTTTACTTCTAGACTGCTTGAAGTCACCATCCAAAGCACCAGCTTGAATCAAGGCGCAAAGGACTCCAATATTCAGATTGGCTTGAGATGCAGTCTCAAAGATGTCGAACTTGTTTTGAAATTCTTTTCTGAACTCATTAACAGCTTTGACAGTCTTCTCGCTGATTCCTTTAACAGACAGAAGTCCAAAACGAATATTCTCGCCTTCAATACAGAACTCTTCTTTTGATTTTAATAGATGAGGGGGAAGAAGTTTAATATTGAAATACACAAGTTCCTTTTCAATTTTAGAAATTTCTCCAATTGGATCTGGTTC